TTTTGTGGTGTGGGTGGGGGGGGGGGGGGTTGGGTTTGGCATTTTAAGTGGGTACTCCTAAAAAGAAAGTGAAGAAGTGAACTAGAGATAGTGTAGCAGAGGGTGGGTTTAGAGGGAAGGGGTTAATGGTGGGAGTTGGAAGTTTGAATAGAGGTGGGAGTTGGAAGTTTGAATAGAATAGGGTAGTGAATAGAGGGTAGTTTGGGGGGTTGGGAGAAAGTCCCTGCTCTCCCACTCTGGGGATGAGAGAATGAGAGGATTAGTGTCACGGACTTTCTCTAGATTTTTTTTTTTGAAGGTCGTCTCGGAAATTTACTTTTAGTCAAGAACTTTCGGACAATTATTTTCACAACCAAAACTTGTGGAGAACAGGGACTTGCTTTGAGAGCCCTAATCATCCTGCTATTCAGGTTCTTATACATCTCCCCATTAATGCCCTTTTTCAGGGTGCGATTATAGTTTTTGACCTATTGGGCAGACAAGCAAGTCCCTTGATCGTACCCACAAGCGCCACAAGTGCAGCTACCCTCGCCAAATTGCACCTTTTAAGGGTGAAACTGCCCTCTCCAGCCTTGGCGCTTGGCCTGGCGCGCACCTTTTGAGTGTAAAACTCCAGCCTTGGCGCCTGGCGTGGCGCGCACCCTCGATTTGGCTAGGGTAAGCCCAAATAGGCTACGCCCAGCTCAGTCCCTGGCATATGGTCTATGTACGCGCAAGCGCGCGCGCGCCTGCACTGCGCACTCAGGCGCGCTTTCGTCTATCAGTGAGCCTCCTAGCGCTTCCCCTAGCCTCTTCCCCTAGCCTTTTCCTTTCTGTCTTTCCTTTCTCTGCATTTCGCTCCCAAAAACTTTCTCGCAAAGTAGGTACGATTTTTATATACAAGGGCCTTTGCTTCTGTCATTATTCTTTTTGAAGAGGGGGAATGTCCCTTTCTTCTGACCCAAAGGAAGTTTCAAAATGTCAAAAGCACAAACCAAAGATAACGAAGTTAACGAAATCCAAGCGCCTGTCGTCGAGACGCCCGAAGTCGAGACGCCCAACGTCGAGACACCTATTGTCATCGCTGACCATGGTACTGTTGACACAACGATAGGGGAAATCGATGTCCCCTTGCCAGTGCGTTTTGTCACTGGCATGGTTCTGAACGATGCTGAAGCTAAGGTCATCGATGCTGCTTATCGTCGGCAGTTCAAAAATAACCAGGACGCTGCCTTTACAGCATGGCAGAAGAAGCGCGATGTTGCGATTGCTAAGGGAGAAACGCCTCCCGTCAACCCTTGCAGCGAAGAAGCTTTGCTGAAGGCTTATCTAGCCTATGCGCCCAATGTCGGCACTGATCAAATGTCTTCGCTGGAAAAGGCGAAATATGAGGCTTGCCTTAGGGCTTGGAGCGAACTTATTGATGCGCACAACGCTTTGCTGGCTTCTGGGCAGCCTGGATTGTTGGGGTCGGCAGTTCGTTCCATGCCAGCAGGCAAGGGCGCCCAGGAAGCGCGCGATGCTATGGTAGCGCAAATTACGAACAGCGTCAAACAGGCGCCACGTGTTCAAAAGCATTTGGAATTGGTGCTGGCTGAAAACAAGGCAAAGGGCAAGAAGTCTTCTGTTGTCGCCCCGAGCGTGGACGAAATTAAAGCTTCTGGTCTTTTCGACTAAAAGCCTTTAACGAAGGGCAGAGGAGATTTATCTCCTCTGCCTTTAATTAAAGACTTTCTTTCTGAGATTGTTATGGGACTTTGGGTTTTTACTTTTGTTGTTCTCGGTCTTTCTGCCCTTGGTCTGACGTGGCTTTGCCATTGCCACAAAAAGACCTTGACTTTGAAAGACTTTTGTGAGCCATGTCCGGGGGATACCCCACCGAGGTCAGTCGCACGTAATAAGGTATATCACCCACCGGAGACCAATAACCTACCGAAGACCAAAAACAAAGGAGAGCCCAATGTTTAACTTCAATTCCCTAGCCAACGCCGAGCGCACCCAGGCGACTCTTCGGGCCCTCCAAGGCGAGACCCAGGCCGAATTTCTCCTTCGGGCCGCCCGCGAAGCGGCCGCCCTCCGCGACCAAGCTCCCTCCAACCAAGCCCATCCCTGGTTTCGCCTAACGGGAGGCCGCCGCCCTCATGACGGCCTCCCGGTGGCGCAGGCCGCCTAAATGAGAGTTGTCGAAGGTCTCCGCGCCGCCTTTAGCGTCAGCGCCCAACCCCTACCAAAAGCCCAGAGCCCCGCCCAAAAACTCGGACTTGCCTACGAGCGCAAGCTCGGCAAGGCCCTCCAGGCCGCCTTCGGCCCCGCCAACGTCGCCCACGGGCCGTGGTTCCGCTTCGAAGACTCCCTCGGCGAAGCCTTTTGCTCCCCCGACTTCATCCTCCGCGTTGGGCCTTCGGGCTGCATCGTCATCGTCGAAGCGAAGCTAAGTTATGTCCCAGAGGCCATCGAAAAGCTCCTCAAGTTGTATTGTCCCGTGATCGGCCACATCTTCCGGCAGGAGGTTTTCCCCCTAGTCATTACCAAGCACCTACGCCCCGACGCGCCAAGGGCCGAGAGTACCCTCAAACGAGCCCTAGCCCTAGACCCGCCCGTCCTCCAATGGCTCGGCCAAAACAAGCTCCCCCTCTAACTGGGGGCCAAGGCCCTTAGAGCCCCCTGTTTAGGAGTTTGTAACCTTAACCCATTGACACTATCCTTAGTAGCTCTGCCCCTATGCTATACTACTTTTGTCGCCTTGGCAGCATCTTTAGCCGTCCGTAGTGATTTGGGTCCTACGCCCGGCAGCGCCGGTGACATTGGAGCCGAGGACAAGCAAGGGCCAAGAGGCCAAGACCGGACTGTGGCGGGACGGTCGAAACCAGGGCCAGTCCTCGGCTCCTCTCCCCGCGAAGCGCTCCCGCCTTCTACCTCTTGAGGCCCCGCTTATGCCCGCTGACCTTTTCTTCCGCGCCGGACGCCAGCCCAATAACCTCCAAATGGAGGCCGCCCGCGAACTCACGCCGGAAGACCTCCACAACTTCGCAAACGCTCCCGCCCTCAGCGGACCGCCGCCGCTAAAGACCCTCCGGGCCATCCACCACCGCCAGGCCCAACTCCTCGCCGAAGGCAAGAGCATCCGCGAGGTAGCTTTGATCGTCGGCTCGACGCCCCAACGTGTCGGCGATCTCCAGCGGTGCGACCCGGCCTTTAAGGACCTAATCGCCTACTACGAAAACCAGATCAACGATGCCGTGGTGGAGGACGCCCAGCGAGTCAAAACCAAGCTCCTAGACGCCGCGGAAATGGCCGTTGACGAACTCGTGGTCCGGCTGGAGGACGACGGAAAGAGAGCTGCCCTTCCCTCGGCCGAGCTGCGCCAAATCGCCGCCCTCGGACTCGATCGCACAATCGCCCCGCCTAAGGTCGCCCCGCCACCGCCCGACGACCTCCTCAATCGAATCCTCCGAATGTCGGAAGAGGAACGCCGGGCTGAGGCCGCCAACGTCCTCCGGCGGATTGGGCAGTTGGTCGATCAGACGCGAGAGCCCCAGCTTCCCATCATCGACATCACGCCCTCGCCCTCGCCCTCGCCCACGGGCCTCCAAGGGGAAGACGGGACGGCTGATTAGAACGATTCTAAATAGGAGTCCGTCATGACAAAGCCCCTTAACATGACCCGCGCCGGACGCCCAAAATCCGAAGGTGATCGTTATCCCTCGGGGCAGCTTAAACCCAAGCTCGACTTAGGGACCGTGGAGCTTCGGCGACATCGGTCCTTGGCCCTCGGGTGCGTTGCCACTTCAGACGCCGGCCGTGATACTCGCGCCTCCACGGCCCTGGGGCAGTTATTCTTTCATCATTTGATTGACAACCTCCAACATTCTGGTGGCAATCGCTACCGGAATTTGTATTTTGTGGCCTCGGGCGTAAGGCCAAGCTCGAACTCCTGCTTGGCAAAGCTCCAGGCCGGCGGGGGAGGGGGCAGCGTCTCAGCTTACGATGCCGACCCAGAGGCCGCCGCCATCCTCCGCCAGGACTACCTCCGCCTCCGTCGGGCCTTGACCTATGATCTTGGGCGGCTAATCGACTTCGTAGTAATCGACGATCACATGCCGCAGTTCTACGAACTTTCTCGGCTGCGCTATGGGCTTGACATTTTGTATAGGTTTTTCACCTCATGATCCCAGACCAGTTCCTCAATCTAACGGAAGATCAGGTCGCCAACCTGCCGCCACGGGAACTTGCGAAGCTGGTGGCTTTTCTGGACGCGGAACAAAAAATCCAATCACAAAACCTTCTTTACAGGCTCTTTCCTGACACCGGGCCACTCCGCCGAGAACTCTACCCTAAGCACATGGCCTTCTTCGCGGCCGGAGCCATTCATCAAGAGCGCGGGTTCATCGCCGCCAACCGCGTCGGCAAGACCATGGCGGCCTGTTATGAATTGACGTGCCACATGACCGGCTGGTATCCTCCTTGGTGGGTCGGCCGAAGGTTTTATGAGCCCGACACTGCCTGGGCGGCAGGCGAGGACTCAAAGGCCGTGCGCGAGAGCGTCCAGGAGACTTTGTTAGGCAAGCCAAATGCCTTTGGGACGGGCCTGATTCCCGCAGACAAAATCCTAAACACGACGCCCCGATCGGGCGTACCAGATGCCGTTGACAGTATCACCGTCAAACACAAGTCGGGTGGAGCTTGGCGATTGGTTTTGAAGTCCTACGACCAGGGCCGTGAAAGCTTTCAGGCGTCGAAAGTCGGGGTGATGTTGTTTGATGAGGAACCTCCCATCGGGCTTTACACTGAAGGTCTAACTCGCACGATGTCCACAGTCCCCGGCCAGCCCTCCGGGATCGTAATGTGTACCTTCACGCCCCTAAAAGGTCTCTCGGGCGTAGTCTTAAGTTATATGCCCGGTGGCGCCCGTCTTGAAGGCGCGTTGCCACAATGAGTAAATTCGCCGTATTTGCCTCTTGGCAGGACGTTCCCCACCTCGATGACGCGGCCAAAGCCTCGCTTGAGGCCAGTTATTTGCCGAATGAGAGGGCCGCCCGGACTAAGGGCATACCTTCCCTTGGAGCCGGCGCCATTTACCCCGTCGATGAAGACGATGTAACGTGTGAGCCTTTTGTCATTCCGGCCTATTACAAATATGCCTACGGAATGGACGTGGGTTGGAGGCGGACGGCGGTTATTTGGGGTGCGCTGGACCCAGAAACCGACATCCTCTACCTCTACAACGAATATTATCGGGGCGAGGCCGAACCCCCAATCCACGCCGAGGCAATAAAGTCTCGGGGGTTGTGGGTTCCGGGCACAATTGACCCCGCGGCTAACGGACATAGCCAGCGCGATGGCGAAAAGATAATGGAAGAATATATGGCCTTAGGATTGAGCCTAGTTTCCGCCGATAATGCCGTCCAAGCGGGCCTTTATAAGGTCTGGAGCAGGCTTTCAACGGGCCGATTGAAGGTTTTCAAGACCTGCCTCAATTGGCTGAATGAATATCGGATCTATAGGCGAGACGAAAAGGGCAAAATCGTCAAATTGGATGATCACTTGATGGACGCCACTCGGTATCTGGTTATGACTGGCATTAATCTGGCCGTTATGCGCCCCTACGACGAGTGGGGCGGCCGGCCAGGCGCACTTCCGGGCCATAACCGGCGGCAAATGCAGTTTGAATTTGACCCGTACCCAGATCCGACGGGGCATTTGCAAAATCAGAGAGGTTAACCAAGGCCCCACGTTTACTAGGTTTTGGGTTGGTCCTTCCTTTTCTTAACCCTCGCGCGCGCGCTCGCGTGCTTTACTATTAAAATTCCATCCTCGTTCTACGCCCTTCCATAGGGAGCATTTTTCGTTGGGTTTTCTCTCACCGGGCAAAGCCCCCGCCGCGCCGCCTCCGCCCCCAATTCCGCCTACGTTGGCAAGTCAGTCGGCCCAAGGCGCCGGTGCAGCCACCACCGCCGCCGCAGGAGCCGCCGCAGGCGCGGGCTTTGACAATACGTTGATGACCTCGCCCCAGGGCGCCCCCACCCCGGCCACAACCTCCAAGACTCTTTTAGGCCAGTAGGATGCCAGACTCGAATATAGCTTTTTACGAAGGCATGGGTCCGACGCTACTGTCTCAAATCCCCCCGATGCCTGCCAAAGACACCGAGGTCAATGAAGACTGGCCCACGATCTACGAACACATGACTACTCGGATGAACGCCCAGAGGTCTTGGCGTTGGTCTTGGTGGGCTCATTGGAACGTCTTGGCCGAGTTCATTCTTCCCCGCCGCCATCATTGGGTCATCGTCGCCAACCGGATGTGGAAGGGCGGCCAGATCAATAATCAGATCATTGACTCCAACGCCACATTGGCAATGCAGGTTTGCGCTGCGGGGCTTTGGTCCGGCCTCACGTCGCCCTCTCGCCCGTGGTTCAAGCTCGGCATCGCCCTGCCTTGGATTGAGCTTGATAGGGACGGGCAGAGCTGGTTGGAGGACACCGAGCAAAAGATTTACACGGTCTTGGGTCAGAGTAACTTTTACACGATGATGGCCCAAATGTTTCAGGACGTGACAACATTTGGCACCGCGGTTTTTATCATCTACGAGGATTTTTACGATGTCATTAGGCTTTACCTGCCGTGTGTGGGTGAGTTCTTTTTGGCTACGGGAGCCCGTAACTCGGTCGATGTTTTCACCCGCGAGTTCGTGATGACGGTGAGCGCCATCGTCGAGATGTTTGACATTGAGAGTGTGCCGGCCTCAATCCAGGGGATGTGGGAAAGCGGCGGCGGGAGTTTGGAGACCGAGTACGTCGTTTGTCATTCGATTGAGCCCAATAACCCCCTTCGAGGCCGCGGCGACAAAAAGGGGTCCAAGATCAACCCGGTGCCAGGGATCTTCACGTTCCGGGAGTTTTATTGGCTCAAGGGCGATCCAGGGAAAAAGGAATTGAGCCGGAAGGGCTTTCATGAAAGGCCATTCATGGCCGCCCGTTGGTCCACCGTTTCCAATGATCCTTACGGGCGTGGCCCTGCGATGGATGCCCTCGGAGATGTCCGCCAAGTCCAGACGGAAACCCGGCGCAAGGGCGAGTTTATTGAAAAGGGTGTTAGGCCGCCTATGGGCGCCACTCCCGAACTCAAAAACGAGCCCGCCTCAATCAAACCCGGAGACATTACCTACTTCACTTCCGAGGGCGGGAAGAAGGGATTTTTTCCGCTCTTTGAGCCCGACGCCAATTGGCTGCCCCACATTAGCAAGGACATTGATGGCGTCAATGCCCGAGTCGATCGGTGCTTTTTTGTTGATGTGTTCATGGCGATCAGCCGGATGGAAGGGGTTCAGCCCCGGAACGAGCTGGAGTTGACGAAGCGAGACTTGGAGCGCCTTCAGGTCTTGGGGCCGTTTATCCACTTGTTTGAGACGGAGGTAGCTGGCCCGGCCATTGAGCGGGTGTTGGCCATTCTCACGCGGCGAAAGTTGCTCAAGCCAAAGCCGCCGAGTTTGGCGAATGTGCCGTTGAAGCTGGTCTACGCGTCGATCATGAAGCTGGCACAAAGGGCCGCTGAGAGCGTAGCTCTGAAGGATGTGCTTTTGACGGGCGCCCAGTTGACAGAGGCCGCCCAAACGGCCGGGGTGCCAAGCCCCCTCAGGATCATTAATCTTGACGAGGCTATGCGGGAATATGTCGAATATGCCAATGCAAATCCGAAGATTCTTTACACGGTCGAAGAAGTACAAGCCCACGACCAAGCCAAAGCCCAAGCCTCGCAACAAGCTCAAGCCGCCAATCAGTCAATGGCCGCCGTCCAAGCTGCTCAGGCTCTCGGGCAAGCTAAGACGACGCCTGACACTGCATTGGGACAGATGGTTGGGGCACCGGCATGACGATAGGCTATAGCGAGGCGGAGCTTTTCGGCCAGTTGACAGAAGAACTCCGTCAGGCCGCCGAGGAGTGCGACAAGATTGCCGTGCATCCGTTTAGGGGATTCATTTACGATTCGATGCGCAAGAGGCTCAAAATCATCGAACGCCTTTGCAACGAGATTGGCAAGTACCGGGATGGAGACTGCCGGTGGTTTCCTCTGGGCATGTTGATGAACCAAGTTCATGAGAGGGCCGGTTATTGGCTTCGGCACACATCGTCGAAGGATGCCAAAGTCAAGGCCATTCCGCTGTTTCGGAAGCTGGCCGAAAATCTTAGGGCCTTGCAAAAGCAGGCCCATGAGCTTGAGTTTAAGGCCACGGGGGTCATCGGGCCTATCATCCCCAAGCCAAAAAAGCTACCCAAAACCTCGACTCGGGTTCATGGAGTTCGCCGGCCTTCGGGCTTGGTGATTCCTGAGGGAGTTAAAGTCAGTTGATTGAGGAAGAAGGCCCCCGCCCCGAGCCCGAGCCGCCCAACGATAATGCCGCCGACGAGCGTGCTATCGGGCGCAAGAGGCAAAAGCTCAAGTTGGCCGAGCGGCAGGAGATTGAGTTTTGGAAAAGTGTGATGGCCACAGAGGTCGGCCGGCGGGCCATTTGGAAGCTCTTGGACGCCGCCCACACGTTCGACGCCAGATTCGCCTGCGGTCCCAACGGGATGCCTCAGCCGGAAGCGACGTGGTTCGAGGCCGGCCGCCAGGACCTTGGCTTTCGGTTTTATCATATGCTGGCCAGGAATGACCGGGTGTTGATTCTCAAGATGCACGACGAAAATGATCCTTACTATGCCGCCAACACCAAGCCGAAGGAAACAGAATAATGGCCGATGAAGTACCAGTTGATCCCGCCCCTGCTCCCGCCCTGGCCGTAGCCACACCCGAACCTCCGCCGAAGGCATTTGAGCATACTGACGTTCCGAGCCTTTTGGCCACGACAACGGTAGAGCCCGCCCCAGAGCCCGCCCCAGAGCCCGCCCCAGAGCCCGCCCCTACACCGGAACCTACCGCTGCCCCCGCTGCCACGCCCGCCCCGGAGCCCACCGCTACACCGGCACCTACACCAGCGCCTCCTCCGCTTGAATATAAGTTCACCCCGCCCGAAGGAGTTACAATCGACCCTGCTGTCATTACGCCTTTCGTCGATATTCTTAAGGCCAATAATATTCCTCCCGAAGTTGGCCAGAAAATTTATGACCTTCATGCTGCTGCCGTCACTCAATACCAGGCCAATACTTTGCTGGAGCAACACAAAGCCTGGGCTGGGGTCCGTCAGCTTTGGCAAACTCAGTTGATGGGTGATCCCGAACTCGGCGGTAGTGGCTTTGCCACTGTCAAAGGCGCCGTGGCGAGGATGAGAGATTTGTTTGTGCCCGAGAGAAGTAGGAAAGAATTTGATGACTTTCTCAATATCACGGGCGCTGGCGAACACCCGGCGGTTTGGCGATTGCTTTGGAATGTAGCTAAGGCATTTGACGAGCCTGCACCAACTCCGGCCGGTGGGGGACCGCCGCCGAATCATGGTAAGCCTCCTAGCCGGAAAGGCATGAAGGCGCTTTATGCGAATACAGCGAAAAATTGAGGAGGGTAGTTTGAGCCCCCTATTATACCGAAGGCCCCCCGCAGGGGGAGTGACCCAAAAGGCCGAGGGGGCATACACTCTCGGAACTGCGAGGTCAAGGCTTTTGAAGCAACCGAGCTTGCGAGGTTGCTTCAAAAGCCTTGACGGAGCAAGGTCCGAGAGTGTATGATCCCCGAGGATTTTGGGGAAACTCCCCCAAAGGAAGGGCCAAGCAAAATGTTAGGAAGGTTGTGGTCATGATTGCCGCGCTCTACGTCGAAATCAACGGCGTCTATTTCAACCTCCCCGACGTCGATCCGTGGGATGAAGCGCGGGATGCTCGTACCTATGACGGCTCTTACCCGGTGGTCGCGCACCCGCCCTGCCAGCGTTGGGGCCGGTTCTGGCACGGCTCAACCCGCAAGCCGCACCAATACAAAATGGGTGACGACGCCGGTTGTTTCGCGCACGCCCTGGCAGCGGTGCGGCGGTGCGGCGGCGTGCTGGAGCATCCGAAGGACAGCCATGCGTGGGATGCCGAGTTCTTCAATCTGGCCAAGCCGAAATTCGGCGAAGGCTGGATCAGGGCTGACGATTTCGGCGGCTGGACCTGCGCGGTTGACCAAGCGAACTTTGGTCACAAGGCGCGCAAACCGACTTGGCTCCTTGCCTATGGAGTCGATCTGCCCGAACTGCCGACCGACCGTCACCCGCAAATTATTCCACAATGGATGATCGAGCGGTATGGCTACGAGAAGGCGCGGAAGATCGGTGTCGTCGCCATGGAAGGCGGAAAGGATAAGCAGGCCAAACGCAACCGCTCGCCGCTGCCGTTCCGAGACTTGCTGATTTCAATAGCCCGTACCGCGCAAATGCGGGATGTGGCCTAACATAAGCGGTAGCTCCTATGTTAGAAAATAAAGGTTTTATAAGGCAATTGTGCCATAGTTTTAGTTAAATAAGAGGTGTATCTTGGCGACAGGTTCGTGGCCGACGATGGTCGATGTGGCCAATCGACTTGATCCGGACGGAGAAATCCCCGTGATCGCAGAAATGCTTTCTCAATGCAATGACATGACCGATGATCTGCCGATGGTGGAGGCCAACGAGCGGACCGGACATGAGTTCATCTTCCGTACTTCGATTCCGACAGGCGCGTGGATTAGCTATTATCAGGGCACGCCCTACGGGAAAACCACCACCGCCAAGAGCCGGGTCGGCATTGGCACCCTCAGGGACTACAGCCAGGTCGATCGGTTGCTGGCCGAGGATAGCGGTAATCCGGAGAAGTTCCGTGAGTCCGAGGATGTGGGTTTTCTCGAAGGCATGAGCCAGACCATCGCGGAAACCTACATTTATGGCAATACCGTCGTTTTGCCGACGCAGTTCATGGGACTGGCGCCGTTTTATAATACCGTGGCCTTGGCCAATGCCCAGAACGCGGCGAATGTGCTTGATGGGCTCGGGACCGGCACTTCCAATACCAGCCTTTGGTTGATTGGATGGAGTCCGGAGACGATCTTCGGCATCTTCCCCCGACAGAGCCGGGCGGGGTTGTTCAGCGAAGACAAAGGTACTGTAACGCCTGGGTTTGACTCGGTGGGCAACCGGTTTGAAGCCTATACGATCCTCTTCGAGCAGCGGGCGGGACTTTGCCCGAAGGACTGGCGGTATGGCGTCCGACTGGCGAATTTGGATGTGACGGCGGCCGGCTTGGCAGGGCCAAACGGGGCGGACTTGTTCGCCTTTATGGATCAGATGCTGTTGCTGTTCCCCAAACTCACCAAGACGACATCGGGCATTACCAAAAGCGACGCGCCCGAGGACGCCGCCGGCGGCGTGCGGACGGTGTTCTACTGCAATCGCACATTGCGGCATTGGATGAATATCCAGGCTATTCGCAATCGCAATGTCTTGTTGTCGATGAATGATTATGATGGCCGGGTAGTTGACAGCTACAGGGGCATCCCGATCAAGATCGTTGACCAGATCGTCAACACCGAAAGCCGCGTGGTCTAAGCCAGCGCGAAGGGCCACCAACCTTATAAAAAGGACTTTTTCATCATGCAGCTCGATTCGCAACTGAATTTCGTGCCCGTGGGAGGACCGCCCCTGAGCTTCGTGGGCGCCCTCGGCGCGGGCTTTCCGGCCCCGAATGTGATTGATATTTTGGGGTCTGGCGTAGGAACTGCCCCTCAGAACATCATCGGTAACAGGGTGTTGTTCGGGGAAGACCCGTCGATCGGTGGAATCAAGATCCAAATCGAGGCCGCCATTGGGGTGGCCGCTGTGACGATCACGGCAGCGACGCTCAACATGCAGTTCCAGGGAGCGCCCGACACCGGCGTCGGTGGAGGGTATTTGCCTGGAGCCTGGACGACGTATGAGGAAACCGGCCCCATCACGGCGGCCAATCTCGTAGCCGGCCAGACCATCCGCATGGATTGGGCCGCGGTGTTCCCCGAGGGTCAGCCCCTTCCGCGCTACATTCGCATCAACTTCGCAACACCGGCGGCCACTCAGTTCACCGCCGGAAATGTGTCTTATGTTATTACCACGATGGTCCGCGACGACCAGACCAATAAGTTCGCGGCGAAGAACTACACCGTGTAAGGGGAGCGGTTTCCATGGAATGGCTGACACGCAAGGTCGATGCTGACACCTTCCCCCGTTGAAATCATCCTAGAGCGGCCACAGTGATGTGTTGAAGGAGTCGGTGGTTGGCAGTGTCGCCGCGAGCTATCGGACCAAGGAGCCGGGTATCGAGTGAACGCCAAACTGTCTTGAGGCTCTAGGCGTGACAGATCGGAGAGACGGTCAACTTTTATGAAGGGAGTGCTTTGAAATGGCTCGTAAAAGGGATTTGACCACCATAAGCACGGATGACCCTCCCCTCTTTTTGATGGAGTTGGACTATGGCCGAAGCAGCTAAATCAGTCGAAAGCGGCGGCGTTGAGGGGTCTCCGGGACCTGGGGCAAAGCCGGTGCATTTTACCCAAACCCCAGAGTTCAAAAACGCTGTCGGAGCGGCCGTGGCGGAGCAAATTAAGGAAGCCCTGGCCCAGTTGGTTCCGAAGGTCGCCCAGACCACTAACACGGACGACGCCGAGAGCTTGATGGGTGCTTTGGCACTTCAGATTGCGCGGTTGTCGGACCAGGGTATGCCGGAGGAGCGTAAGCGGATTGATCCGCAGGAGTTGGAGCGCCGGAGGAAGGCTCTGGAGGAGATGGGCGCCGCGATCATGGATTGCCGGGCGAGGGGAGTCAAGCCTCAATATCGGGCGACGAACAAAAGCGTCCTCAATGAGACGATGATCAATCCCTACTACCGAGCCAAGGATGGGTCGATGATTCCTGTGACCTTCGGGTGGGACGGCGAGCCCAACGATTGTATGTACCCGCTGGACGAGGACGCCGTGAAGATTTTTAGGCTATTCAGATCCTCGCGGGGGTGGGAGGGCCTCGGCGTTAATCTTGGAAGGGCGACACCTTGGGCGACGGCAGGGGGCGTGATTATTAACTCGACGCCACCGGCGTCGATGAAGGAGATCGAGGTTCCGCATTGGCAGGAGGACAAGACTGCCAAGGAGCGCTTTAGCTCGGGATTGGATTTGGCCCTGCCAAATGATCCAAATGCTTCGCATGTTAGGATTTTGGGTACAATTGCGAAGCCGGCTACCCAAAATAATTCTCAGGGAGGTGTCTGATGGGCATGACTTCAAGCCCTCACCACACGGCCTGGGGCACCCCTCCACCCGGCGACCTAGCTCAGGCCGTGATTCAGGGCACGATTACGGGGTTGGGAGCAGGGCCGAGGTTCAGCTTCTTTGGGCCTTTTAATGTTACTCTTTGGGCCAACGTTAATACTAGTCTGACGGTGGTGGCCGGGTCGCTGGCTGCGGTGGTGGGAAGTGGAGTGGGATTGGCCGCGGGCGATGCCGTCAACTCAGTGTTGGTGCCGCCTGGGACCACCATTGGGACCATCGCCGGCACGGCTGTGACCCTATTAATGGCACCGTATCACCTGACCGCCGATATCAATGACAATGACACCTTGGCCAGGAACATTGACGTTACGGGCGGCCAGAGCTTGGGCACACCGCAATCGAGTAGCCTATTGGGCGCCGCGGTGAGTGACCTCCGAGGGTGGATCGTGCCGGGGACGACTGTCACCGCCATTGATACTGTGGCCATTGTGACCGGCCAACCCAATTACAACAACCCAGGCGAGGTCGGGGTGATTACCCTTTCGGCCCAGCCAATTCCGCCCTATCCTCTCAATGACCAGCTCAATTTCGTGCGCAATGGTAATGCCATTTCGGTGAGCGGTGTGGATGCGCTGGCGACGTTCACGGGCTCGACTATCTTGCCCTCCGGGACCATTAACTTGGAGAAGTCGTTCGATGGCGGGAGTACTTGGATCGTGCAGGCGGTCTTAGGCGCGGCCACGGTGACAGAGTATCTCAATGAGCCTGAGAGGGGGGTGCTATACCGACTGAATTGCACGGTGTATTCGGCACCCGTCCAGTTTAGGCTGTCTCAAACTGGCGCAGCCGCGATGAGTGTGTCGCAGCCGGCCGCAATCTAGGAGTTACTTTTATGCCTCCAGTTCCTACTCAACCGGGCCAAACTGCCCTTACCGTCCTCACGGGCGCGGAAATCGTTTCTCTTGCGAGCGGCGGCCCGGAGTGGGCTGGCGCAACGACCTTGCAGATCGCCGATTTGGCAGGAGCATTTGGGGCTTTGGCCCCACTAGTCGTCAATGTCAATGCCTCGGTGGCCTCGCCGACGGTCCTCACGCCAGCCAATATTTTAGGGGGTAGCGTGACGACGGTCTTGGATATGACCGGTGCTATTGTGGCGGCGACGAACCTTCAGTTGCCTACGGTGGCGGCTTGGTTTGCGGCGTTTCCAAATCCGCCGGTGGTGGGTCAGACCTATACGTTGAGGATTGCCAATACTGCCGGTAGCGGTGCCGGTATTTGGACCGTCGTGACCAACGTTGGTTGGGGTACGCTGATCGGTACGATGACTATAGGTGTTGCTGCTTACCGCGATTTCTTGGTGGAGTACACTGGCGGTGGCGGCGGATTGTTCCAGAGTATCGGAACTGGAACGAATTAAGGCCATTTTAAGGAGTTAGGCAAATGTTCAAAGGTAAACTCAATCTTTTGGCTTCAGCCGGGGTTGGCTTGGCCATTGGTCTGGCGGCAACGCTCTGGGCGATCACACCAAGCGGGATCGGCACCACGGGCGTTGTGATGCCGCAGTTGTTGGTTATCAATCCCACGGACTTGTTCCAGGATATTCCCTACGGAGTTCCGGGACCGTCCAACTATTTTGTAACGGCGGGACAGATCGCCGGCGTGCCTTCGTATATTGAGGGCGGGGCGGTGCTTACGGGCGCGGCCTATATCTTTACTAATACGGAAGCGTATTATTTCGTGACGCCGGCGGGCACCCTCGCCACGTTGGCTTTGACTACGGCCCCAAGCCCGAGTGACGGGCAGCGGGAGTGCTTTGCATCGACCCAGATCATTTCGGCGTTGACGTGGACCGCGAACACTGGCCAGATCATGAACCCGACGATGCCGGTGGCCACTCTCGTGAACACGGCCTATTGCATTACCTACGTTGCCTCGACGGCGACGTGGTATCATAATTAAGTCGGCGGTGGGCAAACGTGCCGCCGGTCTCGCAGGCCCAACGTCGCTGGGCTTGGGCGAATAAGGGCAAAAAATCCGCCGAGGGCAAAGCCGCGACGGAGTTTGCCAATGCTGATCCGGGTGGGAAACTGCCCGAGAAGGCCAAGAAGCCTCGGAAATCCCTCTACAAAAAATAACGGAGTTGTCCTATGGCCAAGAAGCAATGGGTGCGTAAAAGTGAATTTCATCCGGGCGGCCAAAAGGGCAAACTCCACCATGAATTAGGAGTGCCCGAAGGGGAGAAGATCCCCTCCGCCAAACTTTCCAAGGCCGTCCACAGTTCCAATACCGAGGTTCGCGACGATGCGATTCGGGCTAGGACGATGGAAGGCTGGCACCATGGAGGGGCGAAGAAGAAAAAGTCCCTTCGGTCAATCTACAAAACTTAGGAGTTATGATTATGGCAGAAAAAGAGGAGAAGAAGCCCGAAGGGGAGAAGAAGTCCGGAGGCATGAAAAGCCTCTATAAAAGGGAACCTGAGAAAAAGGAACCTGGGAACGAGAAGCGCGTTGAGAAGGCCGCCGAAGGCAACAAACCCGCCCCGGAAAGTGGCGAGGGGCCTCACTCCGAAGGCGCCCGTGGGCGTCACGCGGTCGAGCGCAAGGCCATGCACAAGCGGCATGAAGAGGAACGCCGGAACCTCCATGGGCTTCATCGGGAGGAACATCGGACGGTTCACGAACGCCATGAGAAGGAGCATGGAGAAATCGCCGAGGGTGATCACGCGGGCCTGATCCACCTCCATCGGAAGCACGAACACGAACATGAGGAGATGCACCACCGTCATACCAAAGCCCATCATGAGATGCACCAGCGGCACACCGAGGAGCGTCACAAGATGCACGCTCGGCATGAGACTGAGATGGCAGGTGCCGGGGCGCCTGGGTTAGGTGCAGCGGGCGGCAATGGCGGGCCTCCAGCACAGGCGCCGAGTGCTCCGGCGGCTGGTGGAGCGGGCGTACCTCAGGCGGGAGTTTAAGCTATGGTCTTTAGGAAAATGGTCTCGATGGAGTTGACCGATGATGAGAAAATCGATCAGAGTCCATGGTTGTTTCCTAAGTCCGATGAAGACCGGGCGCGGGAGAAGCTGGCAACGCCCGAGTATCCGTACGGCCTGAGGATCTGCCTTTGCGAAAAGGAATTTGAGAAGCTAGAGTTAGATCCGAGTGAAGCCTTTGTAGGTGCAATGGTTCACGGCCATTTCTTGGGCCGTGTAACTGCGGTTAACTCGGCTGAGAGTGATGAAGGCAAGACTGCAAGGGTGGAAATCCAGATCGAAGATTTGGATATCGAGTCGGAAGATGAAGAGGACGAAGACGAATGAAAGGCGGGGGCTTGGCCCTTAAGTAGGTACACACAAAGGACTGGTTGATATGTCTCTTAGCTCCTCCCTTCGCCTCGCCCTTTCCCTTCTTTTGGCCTCTCCCGTCGCCTTTGCTCAAAGTCCAATGTTACAGGCCGGGCCATGGGTGCCCGGCCATGTTCCTATGTATATAGGGGCAGGTTCTGGATCACCGGCCATGTTGGACTCGGGGCCAGCCTCCGGAGGTCCCTATGGAACGGGGCTGACCGAGCTTTTGCTGACAGAGGTAGGCCAGTATCCGAGCCTTCCACCCTACGCCAATGCGGGAAGCGGGCCTTACGGAACCAACATCTGCGACTACGACGGGCCTATTACGGGTCCGTATCATTTTATTTGCTTTGGGCCGAACGCCCAGGGCGGCGGGTTGATTGCCTACGGAGCGGGCGGTGGAGCTACGCCAGGACCCCTCCAGTTTTCTATCAACGGCGTTCTCAGCTCGCCAATCACCACCATCCCGGTCGCGGCCTTGAACCAGCTTTATGGGGGTTCGACGATCGCCGGACAGGCCAACGTAGTGAGTTTAGGAAGTAACCTTACGTTGGTTGGAGGGGTTTTGAGTGCTACGGGCTTTGGTGGGGTGGCCGGGGGTGATTTGGGAGGGACTTACCCTAATCCTACGGTCCTCCAATTAGACGGGGTGCCAATTGCCACGGCCCTACCCTTGGCGGCCACCAACCAGCTTTATGGCGGGACGGGGCTGGTAGGAGAGATTACGCCAGTTACCGTGGGGTCTAACTTGTCGCTGGTGGGCGGGATTCTCTCCGCGTCGGGTGGTGGTGGGGCCTCGGTGATTTTTGTGGGGGATACCACCAACATCGCCAATGCCTTCACGATTGCCTCGCCTACGCCCGCGGGTTACGTCATCACGGACCAATACGTCATTAGGGCCATTTTCTCCGCCACTAACACGGGGCCTTCGACGTTGGCCGTGGGAGTGACATCGCCCGAACCGATTGAACGGCAGACCGTGGCAGGGCTGGCTCCGTTGGTGGGCGGCGAGATTGTCGTTGGGTTGGAATTTGATTTAAGTTATTCGACGAGCTGTACTTGCTACGTCTTGCTTAATTCGCCCGGTAGCGCCACCACCGACATCGCCATTAGCACCGCGGTCACGGCGGCGCAGTGGGTGAATTGGAATTACTTTACGGCTACGGCCGCCGCCATTAATGTGACTTTGCCCGTGAGTACGGGCCTTTCGATCAATGGCGGGATTATTGTGTTTGGTGAGGGCGCCGCGGTGACGCTCACGCCCAACTCTGCCGACTCGATCAATGGGGGTTTATTGGGGGCGGCGATAACGATTCCCCTGGGAGCCATTGCCTTTGTCACGACTGATGGGGCGGGGCATATCTATGCGGCGGTGCCGGGGAGTGGGCTGCCCTCCATCGCCAGTGGCTATGTCATTGGCAATAACACGGGCGGAGCAGCGGTGCCGATGGGCGTTAGCCTTTCGTCGATGATTGATGAAGCCATTGGGGCTACCCAAGGCGCCATCCTCTACCGGTCGGGGACTGGATGGGCGGCCTTACCTCCCGGACCCACGGGCAATTGCTTGGAGACTTTGGGTGCTGGCGCCAACCCGGCGTGGACCGTTTGCGGAGGCGGAGGCGGGGCGGAGCTTTACATTGGCTCGGCTGCTGGGACACCGACGACGCCTACCGTTGGAGCTTATCAGGGCCAAGTGGCGATTGGTGACGCCGCGGTGGTTGGGGGCTCGGGCGTCGGCCAGATGGCCATGGGCACCAATGCTACCACCGCCCTTACGGGCGTTTATGCTATGGCCTTTGGCAACTCGTATGCGTCGGGTCCGTATGCTTTAGCTATGCAAAACCAGGACCATAGCGGAGCTTACGGGGCGAAAGGCCCAAACTCCATTGCGATTGGTCAGTACGCTAATGCCACGGGTTCCAACTCCATAGCCATCGGGGGCAGCAGTAGCAATTCCACCGGCCAGTACGCGAGTGTGGTCGGGGGTAATAGCTCTGCCGCTACGCAATTGGCCGCGACGAGCGTAGGCGGCCAATATAATACGGCGGGCGCTACGAATGGGACCGTCGTAGGTGGGCAGCACAATGCGACCGCCGCGGCGAACTCCGCCGTCGTGGGAGGCCAATATGGCTATACGCGGAACTCGGGCGAAGTCTGCCATGCTAACGCCGAGATTCTCACGGCGGGTGATAGCCAAATCTGTACCGATACGTTCACGGGGACAACGACCACCGCCTCGCCCACGGTGATTTATTTGGACGGGGTTAGCGCCCAATTGGGCATTGTCACGGGGCAGGCGATGACGTACAAGGTCACAGCCACCGCCCATGACGCCACTACGCCCGCCAATAACGCGGCGATTACGTCGCTGTTGCCGGGGTTGGTGGTCAATACTGGAGGGGTGCTGACGAATGTGTCGCCGACCTACCAAACCATCATTGTCACAAATTCGTGGGTCATAACTGGGATGGCCTTGACGTTCGCGCCTTCCGGGGCGAACTTGGTCCTTAGTGTCCAGGGGCCAACAGCCACGTCGGACACAATCCACTGGACGGTGGAAGTCGAGACCGTGGGAGTGACCAATTGACCCGGGTTCGCCTTCAGGTTTCTCTTCTCCTTTGCGCCGCTGTCCTTTGCTCGGGCTTTGTTACTAAGCCTGGCGGGGGGAAGAAGCCATTGCCGCCAGGCACCACCGTCACCACGATGGTGGTCAGCGAGACCTCGGGCTTTAGCCAAACTAATGTGCCTGTGACTTTTGGCTTACCTTTGGCCGCGGGCTTGATTACGTCGGGCGGATCGTCGATTGAGGTCGTTGATAGTGACGGGGTGACACTGCTTCCCGTCCAGGAGGATTCGAGGGCATCGGATTTAGGGGCGAACGTCCGTATGGACGCGGTGACGGTGATTTTGCCAAATCTAACGGCCAGCCAAAATCGGGTCCTAACGGTGAAGACTGTGGACTTGCCTCCTGCCACGGGCACTGACATTAGTTTGGCTAATATTCAGGGGGTTTTGACTGGCGTTGGCAATAACGATTACGTTGTCACCATTACCGATCACTCGTTGGGCTCGGACACGCTTTCATGTGTGTTTCAGGCTTCACTGTCCACGGCTCTCAGCGCCGCTGGTATTTGGGCTAACCAATCGACGCCGGTTAACCTTGGTCAGTGGCGTCATGGAGGTGGCCTTGCAACGGAGTATATTCTCTACACGCCATTGACGTTGGTTGGGGTTCATGCCGGGTGTCCAGCGATCCAAGGTTCGGGAAATCAACTCTATGTTATGTTTGATGTGGTGGCCTTTAAGAACGGCCGCGGCCCGGTGTCGGTGGGCAATCCTATCACTGCTATTAGGGTGGATCGAATTATTGGCTCGGGGTGGATGCAGAATACGAATTTAGTAACGGATGATTGGTATGGGTTGGCGGAGACATTTGGGACGGCCACACTACCCAGTTTCCCCAATTCAAAGCCGGTCCAAACTCTCACGATAACGTCCAACGTGAGCACGGCCGTGACTAACTTTACTGCCAGTTCGTCGTTGTTTACGATTAATTCCTTAGGGAGTTTCATCACCGATGGCACGGGCTATGGCCAGATTGTTAACTATACCAGTCCGACGGTGGTTGTGGTCAATGTCTACAAGGCTTTTGCGAGTGGAACATTGACGAGCGGAAACTATGTCCTTTGGGGGATGACCCAGCAGTATGGGTCCCGCCACCGCCAAGAGGCTTGGTTTACGGGCTTGGCCGTGCCCCGCTACAATGTCAACTTGGGGGCTTTGTGGAATGGCACGTCCGGAGGACCTTCGGCGTATTTGATTTCCGCCGGGGCGATTTTGCCTTATGCAACGCCCGCTAGTGCCATGACCAATAGCAAAACCAACTTGTTAACGATGGGTTCCAATCCCGTAGCTTTCAAAGCCAACCTCGGTAGTACCACGGGCCAATATCAAGATGGGTTGGCTGGGGACCTGTCGATGTACCTTGAGGCCAGTGGTGAGAGGCCGGATATTGGCGTTGAGCCCGATTGGGTTACAAGTGCCCTAGTCAAATACGATGGGATTGGGGCTGCTGTAGGACCGGGCACCGCAGGTCCACAAGTGACCGGGGCTTATCCTTGGGGCGTGTTGTTTGCCGATGCGGACAAAGCCAATCTTATGCCTTGGAACTACAGGGACCCCACCACGGGCTTGACGCCGATGCTAAACACGGCGGTCACGGGCACTCAGGGTTGGTATTATAATAACGGCGCTGTGTCGTGGGGGATTTATAATGTGGGAGTTTCGGCTAATAACCCTTCCACCGCCAATGTTAATAGTTGGGATGTAGAGACGGCACACTTAGGCCAACCTTGCTACGCCGCTTATTTGTTAACGGGCGATTGGTATTGGGCCGACTATCTTCAGACCGCCGCGTTTTTTGGGTGGTTGAGCCAGCCGTCGGGATATGGGGGTGTTGGTTTGAACCGGATTCCCATCCTCATTGACCAGATGAGGGGTGCGGCGTGGAACTTTAGGAACCTGGGCGAAGCCGTGGCGATGACGCCCGATGGGACTTCGCCTGTGCTTGGATGGCCAAAGGTTCACGGACAGACGTATTTGAGTAATTGGTTTGTAGCGGTGAACTCGGGCGTACCTTCGACGCCATTGGCCCCGAATAACCCGCCGCCCGGATTGAATATCCAAAATACTTGTGACACCACAGGGGCTTTACCAGCCATTTGCACTGGCGGGGCCACTGGAAGTCTTTATGCCCCGGTTGGGGGTAGGTGGACTTCTCTCGGAGGGAATGGCCATATTGCCAGCTTTTGGCAGTTGGGGTATTTTGTTCTCTCGGTCTACCATTTGGATGAGTTGGGACTTTTGGACGCCAACGGGCTGGCCTTTTTTCAGTGGATGGAACAAGGATTTACGACCGCCGCGTTGGACACGGCCGATGAGGTCCCTTACTATCTGATGCAAGTGGAGTGGTATGATGTGCTTTATCCTCTGGGAACCTTGCTTTCGACCTGGGCTCAAGAATACGCCGCCGTAAGCGGCGATTGGTCATCAGGCCATGATTATGGCAATAACCGAGTGCCATCATCGAGCTTTCCTATGACGTTGAGTGCCCTATCGGGCACCGCCATTACCGCCACCCTTCCCACGGGCCAATTCACCAACGGAGGGACTTGGTATGTGACGAACAACGGGTGGATTTGCGCCGATAAACCTTGCCAGCCTTCGGGAAGTGGGCATGGGGCAGCCTTGATCACGGGAATTGTAATCAATTCACCCTTAGGCTCGGATACGTTGACTTTGAGCACCTCGGGAACTACCAATCATGATGACGGGATTGCCACGGGGTATTCTTTTACGAGTTTGACTCTCGCGGGCGGGACGTATTCGATTCCTTATCCATATCCGACTGACCCAATTGGGACTGAGCTGGTAAGCTTCTATGCCACATCGGGCGGCCAGGGGGCGGATTATTGGGACATTGACAAGGCAAGTGTGTTGGTAGCCGATAAGCTTGGCTTTACTAATGGGGTGGCAGCGTGTGAGGCCGTGTTTGGGTTTGGGCCAGGTGGGTGGTCAACGGCCTTTGGAATAAAATGGAACATCGCCCCGACGGGCAGCGGAACTTGTTAAAGCGAGGACTGAGGTCATGGGAAAGGTAAATAGGGTTAGCTTAAAGGCTTTGCTTTTGCTTTTGCCTTTGGCGGCCTTTGGCCAGAGCGCTGTCCTCCAGAATGGCCCTTGGGTCTTTGGTCATGTGCCCGTCTATACCAACCGCGGGGCAGGCAGTCCGACAATCAGTGATAGCGGGCCGGCGAGGGGTGGTAATGCCGGAGTCAATCCCTCTGAGTTCGCGTTGACGATGATTGGGTCGGGGCTACCGCCCTATGCCGGCACGGGGACAGGTCCCTACGGAACCAACGATTGCGACTATGATGGGCCGTCGACGGGGACCTCCTATCATTATCTTTGCTTTAGCCCCAATGCCGCTGGCGGCGGGTTGATCGTTTATGGGGCTGGAGGATTGGCTCCGCCCCTGCCGCTCAAGTTCATTGTCAATGGGACAACTTACACGTTCCCGTTTTCTGGAGGGTTTGTAGTTGGGCCGCCCACGACGGTCATTGGCGATGTGGCGTGCTTTGCTAATGCTGTAGGAACCTTACTGAGCGATTGCGGGGTGTTGCCGATCGGAGCCAATCCTACGGCTTCCATAGGCAATACTCCTGTCAATGGGAGCGCCCTTACGTTTATGAGGTCCGACGCTGCACCGGCTCTCGGGGCTGGCACGGCCCTAGCGAACATTGGCTTTGGCAACATCACTCCCAACTACCTCTCGATTGATTATACTACTGTGGCCGGGCAATTCTGCGCTCTTGGGTCGAGTTGTAATATTCCGGTGTCGGGCCTAGAACCTATTCCTGGGGATACGGTCGTGGGCAATGCCGGAGTGGGCAGCGCTGTCCCGTTGCCGTTGAGCCAAATCCAACTCACATCATTGGTGAATGTGTTTTCGACGGTGGCTTCTGGGGCAGTGCCAATCTCGCCGGGCGGGATAGCGGATTTCCTCCGGGCGGATGGAGTGTGGAGCACGGCGGGCGGAGTGCCCAGTGGAGCCTTGTATTCGACCCAGTATAACGCGGGTGGAGTGTTGGGCGGCACGGGACCAGGAATTATTGGCTATCCTTTGGTTAGTCAGGGCTCTGGACTTCCTCCGGTGTTTGCCCAAGTGACCTCGGCGGGGATTGCTAACTCGGGGGTCATCGCCGGGACCTACACCAACACCAGTTTGACTGTGGGGATTGATGGGCGCCTGACCTATGCGGCCTCGGGCACTGGAAGTGGGTTGCCGACGTTGGCCGATGGGTATTTTTGGGTTGGAAATCCGTTGGCAGTGGCTACGCCCGTGGCGATGTCGGGTGATGCTACGATGAGTGATTTGGGGATTTTGACCCTTGATAATGTCAATCTGACGCCTGGGTCCTACACCTTCGCCAATATCACCGTCAATTCTAAGGGGCTGGTGACGGCGGCGGCCAATGGAGCGGGGGCTTCGCCCGTGTTCACCACCCTCCTAGCCACGTCCAATGTGACGTTCTCGGGGTTGGCTACCTCTGGTGTCATTGTAGACTCGCTTTGTACCACAGCCTCAGGGTCGGTGATTGAGAACATTGGGGCCAATTGTTATCCGTCGGGAACGGCGGCGGCTGGAGGTTTGCCGAACTCGATCCAAATTAACTCGGGTGGGTCGTTGGGCGGGATTGGTCCTTTGGCCAATGGCCTTGCGGGATGGAACGCCTCTGGAGTACCGGCGACTGTAGCGCCCGACGTGGCGGGGATGTTGGTCACGAACTCGTCTAGCGTACCTGGGTTCAATAATAGCTTTAGCGTCTCGGTCACTCAATACGGGGCCTTTACTACGTTGGGGTCCGCCGCGACGAACACGGCCACACTCAATGCGGCTATGGCAGCGGTAAGCGCCTCGGGCGGAGGCACGGTGCTGATCCCCAATGGGGCGTTTTTGTTGAACACGTTTAGCGTGCCGAATTACGTCATGGTTAGTGGCCAAGTCACGGGGCCATTTGACGCGGGGACAAATCCGGCGACGACGGTGGCTGCTCCGACGCTCTTAGTCAATACTTATGGGGCTAATGGCTTCGTCAATCTCACGGGCATTAATTCGGGCATTTCCGACGTGGTGATCTACGATCCCAATCAGACCGCGCCCACGGGCACTACGCCGATCGTCGAGCCAGCGATGATTTACTCAGCTACAACGTCGGCCATCCGACGGATCACCTTGGTCAATGCTTATGTGGGATTGAATTTGTTCACTGGGCGGGTGGTGGTCGAGGACATGAAGATTGGCTCGTTCTCCGCAGGGATGTTGATTGACGGGCCGGCGGACAATGTTTACGTCAATAATGTGTCTATGGGACAGTTTTACGATACCTATCTCACGCCGGGGACGGTGCCTAATACTATTGACACTTGGGTCATGGCGAATGGAGTGGGAATGCACTTCGGGCGGATGGACTCGTTCTTTGGCTCAAATATTGCTATTGGAGCTAAGTTCGACGGGATTGTGTTTGCAGACTCTAGCTACTCCGTAGGGCCTACGTTTATCGCGGGATATGGGAAGTTTACCAATGTAGATATGGACGGGGTGATTTACGGGGTCGATGCTATTTCCACCAATGATGTGGCTTACGGGTGGAAGTTTGTCAACATGGACATCGGCGCTGCCGCCGCTGGCGCCCAGGCGACATTGTTTTTGGCGACGGGAGGTGTCTCCGCCCCCACAATAACGTGGGAGGGAGGATCTGCCCGAGGGGCTTGGGCGGCTGGGTCCCAGACCTATCAGATCAACGCCGGGACAGCCTACATTCTTAATGTCCGAGGAGTTCCTAATCTCAACGAAGGTACGGGGGTGACGACCCTGACCTCGACCAATGCTAACATCGGGCTTAGTGCCTCCTCGGGGCCTGTGACTATGACCCTTGGTAATGCGGGGGTGGTGGCCGGAATCAACCTCTACGATAACAACTCTCATGAGTTGATTGGGTTTAGTGGGACGGGTGGAGGAACGCTTTTAGGCAACGCCGCATCGCCGATTGTGGGTTATAATAGCTTTCAGCCCGTTTCCGCGAGTACCTACAATCTCGGGGCTGCTGGTGATCCTTGGAATATAATTTATGGAAATAGTTTGGGAACGTCGGCGGAATATTTTGCCAATGCCTATATTACGTCTTTGGTGATGAATGGGAATTTGACGACGAACCTAACTTCCGGAGCGCTCCAGTGCGTTGAAGCTAACCCTAGTGGGGTGTTGGTTGGGACGGGAGCGCCTTGCGGTGCGGGTGGAGGCGGGGTAACGTCGGTCACGGGGAGTGGCAACGTCATCGTGTCTCCGACGACTGGGGCGCCGGTAGTGAGTATTACTTCAAGTCCGGTTTTCACTGGCGCGGTAACAGCCGCTAATCTAGAGACGGCGAGTGGGGGTGCAGTTTACAGTAACACTTATGTCAGCCAGACAAGTGCTTATGCCATGCTAGGGCAGAGCGGCACGACACTGGTTTTTGGCTCTGCCAGTGATACCTCGATTAACCTAAATTCAAGTCCGATTCCTAACCTAACATACTTGACGGATGGGTCGATTGGTTCCCCATGGGCGGCGGTTTACTCTAGGGCTTATTTTGTGGGACCGAGTAGCTCTGGAGTGGCCGGGGTGAATTGTTCGGGGTTGCCTACGACGAGCTTCGCCGTGACTAATGGCATTGTTACCCATTGTTGAGGGAGGGAGAGTTCCGATGGCCGTGACCTCTAATGACATTGCCAATCAAGCGATTCAATTGATTGGAGCGAATCAGCCGTTGGTGACTGGGGTAGCTCCGACGTTTGACAACTCCACCGCCGGAATAGCCCTCCAAAATCTCTACACGCCGTCTGTGCAGACGGTGGGTCGGCAGTTTGGATGGGACTTTTCTCGCAAGACGGCGATATTGGTGTTGAGCGGGAACGTGGCGCCAGTACCGTATCTCTACGAATATCTGTATCCGACGAATGGTATTCAGGTCCGGCAGGTAATGCCCGAGACCATCCTCGATATCAATAATCCGCTGCCAGTGAATTGGGCGGTGGGAAATGTGGCGGTGGGGGCAGCCCAGGCCAAGGTCATTTGGACTAATTTGGTCAATGCGCAGGCGGTGTTTTCCAACACGCCGAGCGAAGCTCTTTGGGACCCATTGTTTAGAGAGTCCGTGGTCAGGCTTTTGGCCTCGGAACTGGCGGTGGCGATCAGCGGCCGGTTGGACACGGCGAGGGATCTACTCGGGTCGGAGCAGGTGTTTGAGCAGCTCGGTGAAGGAAGGGATAGCTAAAAATGTCCTCCGTGGTGACAAATGTCGAAGACATTTGCAATGAGGCGTTGGGACGGATTGGGTTTCCCCGCCGGATTGGTGATATTTTTGAGGGCAGCCGACAGAGTAGGTTGTGTCTGGAGTATTATGCGCAGACTCGGGATGAATTGCTTCGCATGTATGATTGGGGGTTTAGTGAACGGAACGCCCTTGCTATCTTGCTAAAGCAGGCGCCGCTAAATGGCTACACGCCCGCCCAACCTTGGACCCCCGCCTATCCAGCCCCGCCTTGGATCTACGAATATACGTATCCGGGAGACTGCATCAAGCTGAGGGCGATAAAGTCGTCGGCGGTTTGGATACCAAACTTCTCGCCATCGTCCAATATCTTTGACATTGCGAATGATGAGGCGCTGACCCCGCCCGTTAAGGTCATCCTTTGCAACGTGCCCAATGCGTTGTTTGTCTATAGTGGGCAGGTGACGGACATGACTCAGTGGGACAGCTTGTTTATTCAGGCCATGGTCAATGCGTTGGCCGAAAAAATCGCGCCCGGAATTGCGAAGATTGACCAGGCTGGCGATACTAGTGAGAAGGAACAGGTTCAGGAGAAGAGCATGGACGAGGAAATGGCTGCAAGGATGAGGGGCTGAGGCGATGGCGAGAGGGCGGCGGGGTTATGCCAAAGGATTCTTGCTTGCCCTTTGGGGTGGTGTGACCCAAAATGCCGAGGGGACATACACTCTCGGACATGTGAGGTCAAGACCTATCGAGAGGACCGAGCTTGCGAGGTCCTCTCGATAGGTCTTGACGGAGCAATGTCCGAGAGTGTATGCTCCCCGAGGATTTTGGGGAGACACCACCCCCAAGGGCAAAGCAAAGAGCGGAGGCTAAGACGATGGCGAATCTTCCTGCGGACGTAGTGAATCAGGCCCTTGATGCTGCGGGGATTGATTTGATTATTGGAGATATTGAGGAAGGGACGAGGGAGGCAAAGGTTTGCTTGAGGGCCTACAATGAGTGCGTTCGGCAACTCCAGCGAGGTGCCCATTGGGATTTCGCCCGCCAGCAGGCCCCGATGAATTTGCTGGCGGATGCCACGGGGCAGACGGCCAATGTTGGGACCGTCGTTCCTCAACCGTTTATTTATGAGTATAGTTATCCGGTGGATTGTCTGAAGGTCAGATATGTGCCGTGGAATAATTGTGAGTCGGGTGAGGGGATTCCGGGAACTGGGCTGCCTCCTCTGTCGTTGACCAACTATACTACGCCGAATACGCCCCTGACGACGGGCGGACAGGGAGTTTCGCCCCAAGCCTTCATCCGTATGGTTCCGGCTCCGTTCTTAGTGACGGTGGACCATAATTATCCTGCTGACACTAATCAGGCCGATTCTCAGTGGTGGGAGATTCCTTATTCGAGTCCATCGGGGCGGACGGTGATTTTGACTAATGTCAAAAATGCTTTTTGCGTCTATACAATGTACATGCCCTATATTAATATGTGGGACTCGTTGTTTAGGGCCGCCGTCGTCAGTTATATTGCTAGTGAGGTGGCGTTGCCGTTGGCGAGGGATAAGAAGTTCGGCCTTCAGGTCCGCTCTCAGTTGGTCGCCGCGGTCAAGGCGAAACTGGAACAGGCTCGGATTACTAATGGTAATGAGGGCAAAGTCTCGACTGATCATTTGCCCGATTGGATTAGGAATAGGGGACGCGGTGGCGGATGGGGAAACGAGGGCGAGAATTTGGGCGGTGGTTGGGGTGGTTATGGGGGTGGCGGATTTGGCGGGTGGGATTCCGTGGGCTTTAGTGATGGAAGTAGCTTTTAATGTCTTTGCCTCTAATTGACACTGCTTTTGCCGCGGGAGAGCTAACGCCGAGCCTTTATGGACGGGTCGATATAGCGAAGTTCCATATCGGTGGATCGACTGTCAGAAATCTGTTTGTGTCTTATAGGGGCGGGGCCTATTCAAGGGCCGGGACTGCCTTCGCCGGCTATAGCAAGCAGACGGGGAGAACAGTGCCTCCGAGACTCATTCCGTTCCAGTTCTCGATTCTTCAGGGGCTGGGGCTGGAGTTCGGCAACTTCTACATGCGAGTTGTGCTTAATGGGAATTATGTCACCGAAGCTCCCCTCAACATTAGCAACATTAGTCGGGCAGACCCTATGGTTGTCACGGTGGTGAATAATTATGCGCCTGGGGATTGGATTTTTATTTCTGGGGCTGCCGGGATGCCCCAAGTCAATGAGCAGACTTATGTGGTTATTGCTGCCACTCCTACCCAATTCACCGCCCAAAGCGTGTTCCAGATTCCGACTGACTCTACTAATTTTGGCATTTACACTGGCGGGGCTACCGCGGCGAGGATCTATACTCTGGTAACGCCTTGGGCTGAGGTTGATGTCCGGTGGTTGAAGTTCAATCAGTCGGCCGATGTGATGACCATTTGCTGTTGGAATCAGATTACTGGTACGTCTTATGTGCAGCAGAACCTCATTCGTCTAGCGGATGACAATTGGACGATCTCGCCGCCGGTGTTTGAGTCTACGATGGCAGCGCCGGGCGGATTGAATGGGGCGAGCTTTGGTGCCGGGTCTACGCAGCTCTGGGCCTTTAGTTACCAAGTGACCGCGGTCGATGCCCTGACCGGGGATGAGAGTATTGCCTCGGCGGTGTTGGATTTGAACAACACGGCCAACCCAGCGATTGTCCAAAATACCCTTACGGTGACATGGCAGCCCGTGGTGGGAGCAGGGACATACAATGTTTATAGGGCTCAACCAGCTCTATATCCGGGGATCGATCCTACTGCTGCGGCTGTGCCGATTGGGTCGCTGTTCGGGTTTGTGGGGACGGTGTATGGGACGGCCTTTAGCGACTCAGGAATAGTGGCGGATTATAGCATTGTCCCTCCCGTGCATGAGGACCCGTTCTCGCCAGGGCCGGTGATTAGCATTTTGATGAGCGCGCCCGGAGCGGGCTTTAACCAGGCCACTGTGACGGCGACGATGGTCTCGGCCACGGGAACTGGGGCGGTTCTTCAGCCGGTGGTGATCCGGGGCGGCTTGGTGAGTATTATTGTTATTCAATCGGGGCAGAACTACCAGCTTGGGGATACGGTGCATATTACGGGAGGTGCAGGCGCCATAGCTACGCCGAATATCGGGCCTCTTACGGGGACGTATCCGAGTGTCCCGGCGTATTTTCAGGAGCGCCAGGTTTACGCCGCCAGCCCCAACGACCCCGACACTTATTGGATGTCGAAGCCCGGACTTTATAATAACTTCGACAAGCGGATTCCGACCCTGCCTGATGACAGTATCACGGGTACGCCGTGGGCGGTGCAGGTCAATGGGATTCAGTATATGGTGAATATGCCGGGCGGGTTGGTGGTCCTTACGGGCTTGGCCGCTTGGCAGCTTACGGGCGTGGGAGGGAGTAGCCTAAATCCCCAGCCGTTGACCCCCGGTAATCAACAGGCCCAACCTCAGGCTTATAATGGGTGTTCGCCGAATGTGCCGCCAATCAAAATCGACCTGAGCATTTTGTATGTCCAGGCCAAAGGCTCGATTGTTAGATATTTTGAATATCAAATTTTTCAGAACCAGTATTATGGGTCCGACATTACTATTTTGTCATCGCATTTGTTTACGGGATTTCAGATCATTGAATGGGCTTGGACGGAGGAACCGTTTAAGATTATTTGGGCTGTTAGGGATGACGGCACGATGTTAGCTTTGACCTTTCTAAAGCAACAGGACATCCAAGGTTGGACCCGCCACGATACCAACGGATTGTTCTTGAGTGTTTGTGCGGTGACAGAGCCACCGGTGGATGCCCTGTATTTGTGTGTGGAGAGGTTTGCAGGGGGAGTCCCGAGTTATATGATCGAGCGGATGGATAATAGGATTTGGGAGGACATTGACGATTGTTGGTGTGTGGACGCCGGGGTGGCCCTTCCCCAACCTACGCCGGCGGCAATCCTCACGGTTAATACGCCGACAGGGTTGGGAGCGGTGAGTGGGTTTACGGGATTTGTTGGTGGGACAGAGTACTCGTATGGAACCACGGTCACGGTCGTTGATGACAATGGACAAGGCCCTGGTGTCGGGGCAACGGTGGGTTTGAATATTTTCGACGGGGTTATTATTAATTTCTTTATCATTAGTGGGGGAGCGGGTTATATTTCGCCGACGTTGGTAATTTTTGATCCCTTGGGAACAGGCTCGGGCGCAAACGCTACGTTGACCCTAGACAATTCCGCCACGTTTACCACGTCGAGTCCGGTGTTTTCGCTGGCCAGTGTGGGGAATGTGATTAGGTCTGGCGGAGGGATTGCCACCATAACCCAGTATATTGGACCTACGGAGGTGGTGGCCAACATTACTAGGCCGATCACCGATATTTATCCTAATGGCACGATGGCAATTCCGGCACCGTTTGGGACTTGGACTTTGACTGTGCCGACTCAGACGGTGGCAGGACTCAACCATTTGATTGGGGCGGAGGTAACGGGTGTGGCCGATGGGGCCATTGTGACGCCGCGGGTTGTCTCGCCCGCAGGGACGGTTACGTTGGATATTCCGGCGACGCAGGTGATCCTCGGGTTGGGATATCAGGTTCAGCTTCAGAGTTTGTATTTGGATGGGGGCAATCCCACCGTCCAAGGTCAGAGGAAGAAGATCGCGGCGGTGACGGCGAGGGTAGAAGCCTCGGGTGTGGGGATGACCATTGGTAGCAACCAGCCGGATGGAAGTATTCAATCACCGGCCCAAATCCAAACTCTGTGGCAATCCATGGAGCCGCTGACCGTTAAGAGTGTCCCGCCATTTGGATCGACGGTTTACCCATTGTATACGGGCGACGTAAGGATTCCGGTGCAGGGAGGATTTGATACTAAGGGCCAAGTGGCTCTCCAGCAGCTTCAGCCATTGCCGATGCAAGTTTTGGCCCTGATTCCCGAGTTCTCGCCCGGCGATATCCCACAACCTCCGGGACCGACCCATGCCCAAAGCCCGCCGCCAGTGAGGTCACGATGAAGGACGGGGAGCTTTGTGAACTCAAGGCTCATCATTTGGGGCAGATGGCCCATAACCTCCGGCTGTCCCATGTGAGGGTGGCCAGAGAAAGGTCCATCCGCCAAAATCTTAGGGCTTATTATGAGCAGTCGAGTTTCCGTAAGGCTTGGAAGATTAACGGGAGATTGGCGGCGGTGGGCGGAGTCACTGGGAGCCTGTTGGCGTCCGAGGGGCTTGTGTGGCTGGCCTTTACGGAGGAGGCCCTGAAGTTTCGTAGGGCCATTGTTAGGGAGGCCCGGCGTCAGTTGGAAGAGATTTTGATAATGAAGGTCCGCCTGACGACCTTCATTCCCCTTGACGATGAGGTGGGACGGCGGTTTGCCGAGTTTCTGGGATTTGACTTTGTGGGCGTGACAGAGGATGATTTTTTGATGTATGCGATGGAGAGGTGAGAAGGGGAGATGGGATTTTTAATTTTGGCACTGCCCCGCAGCCGGACGGCTTGGCTGAGTAGGTTTTTGACTTATGGGGATTGGATTTGCGGACATGACGAGCTGCAATACATGCGGAGCTTGGGGGATATCCGGACTTGGCTTAGTCAGGGCAAAGTCGGGACGGTGGAAACCAACGCTGCGCCGTGGTGGCGGCTGATCCTAAAGTTCATGCCCCAGGCAAAGATTGTTACCGTGAGGCGCCCGATGGCCGAGGTAGTTCAGAGTCTTAGGCTTTGGGGAGTGGGTGGCCGCCAAGTCGAGGAACACTTGACCAAGCTTAACCGGAAGTTGGATCAGGTGGAGAAGCGTCTGCCAGGGGTGATGGTGGTGGATTATAAGGATTTGAGTCAAGAAATCACTTGCGCAAAGTTATTTCAGTTTTGTTTACCCTATGAGCATCAGAGTGGGCGGTGGGCGGGTTTGGCCGAGGAAAACATCCAGATCAATTTGAAGGCCCAGCTAAGGTATTGTCGGGCTTTCAGACCCCAATTGGAAAAGCTGGCCGACCAGGCAACGCAGCAGACTTTTGCAAGGTTGATGGCGAAGGTCCGAGCGTTTGAGGGCCTGACCATTCAGACCGAGCCGTTTGAGGCGGCTTGGGCCGATGGGGTGTTGCTTTTCAACGAACATTTGGTTCAGACAGATCAACATCCCGATGACTATCTTAGGAAAAACATTCCGTTGCTGCGGCGGTTGGACGCTGCGGGGCAGCTCCAAGTCGTCACCGCCCGAGCCAATGGCCGGATGTTTGGGTATATGGTGACGGTGATAACGCCGTCGATGGATGATCGCAATGGAGTTTGCGCGTTGCAGACGACGTTTTTTGCTTCCAAGGATTTTCATGGGCTTGGACTTCGGATGCAGCGGGCGAGCCTAGACTTCCTCCGTCAGAGGGGCGTTGATGAGGTTGCGTTCAGGGCTCGGGACCCGAAGATGGCCTCGCTTTTCCGTCGGGTTGGGGCTGAGGATTTTGGTCAAATGTTTAGGTTACAATTGAGAGGGCATTGAGATGGGTATGGCGCTAGGTGCAGCGGGACTGGCGGTTTCGGCGGCTAGTGCTGTGGGGGGTGGTATAGCCCAGGGTAATGCCGCGAGTTATCAGGCCCAGGTAGCCAAGAATAACGCCACGATCGCCCAACAAAATGCTCAAGTGGCAATTGCCGCTGGCGAGACCCAGGCCCAAACTCAAAGCCTTAAGGGTGCTGCCCAGGTCGGCCAGATCAAGGCCACTCAGGCCGCCGGGGGGATTGATGTCAATACGGGTTCGGCGGTGCAAGTCCGGGCTTCTCAGGCTCAAGTCAACCAATTGGATACTTTGACGACGATGCGAAATGCCGCGATGCAAGCCTATGGTTATCAACAGCAGGCGACTAGCGACACGGCCCAATCCAGCTTATTGGCGAGCGAAGCTGAACAGGCGCCGATTGGTGGTGCGACCGGGGCAGCAGGGAATTTGTTGTCGGGGGCTTCGGGAATAGGGTTTAAGTTTGGCGGTGGCGGTGGGGGTGGGGGTGGGGGTAGTGACTCGGGCAATCCCTTAGCCGTTACTGGTGGCGGCATTTCGGCGTGGGGAGGCTGAAGTAAATGGCTGAAGCGCCCTATAATCCGATTCCGAGTGTAACCCCGCAGGTTAATGCGCCGGACGACTACCAGCATATCCAAGCTTCGCCGAATGAGTTTGGCGGGTTGATCGCAGCGGGCGGGGAAAAGTTGGGAGCGGGAGCCTCAACGGCCGCTCATTTCTATCAGCAGGTCCAGACCGATCACGCTCTCAACGATACGATGGCGCAAGGACGGGAGGCCATAGAACAGTTTAAGACCTTGAATGGTGCCGATGCGATGAACGCCCATCAGGCCCTCCAAGATAATTTGGAAAAGATCCGGCAGACGGGGATGGACAACCTCGATTCGCCCGCCCAAAAGGCCCAGTACGACGTACAGAGCCGGATGTTTTTTGAGAGGTTTTTGGCTCCGCAGATCGACAATCACGCCAACCAGCAGACCAGAATCTACGCTAAGGGCGTTAACGATGGCATTGCCGACAATGGTCACTCGATGATCAATGCGGCGCCCGATGACCCCAATGCCTTTGCTTTTGGCGCGGCGAAGATTCACGAGGGCCGAATGAAGGAGGCCCAGATGGAGTATGGGGCGAAGTTGCCTTCGGAGGTTTTCGATAGAGTAGAGAAACAATCCGCCATCGAGGCGACCCAGAGCCGGGTGTTGGCGTTGGTGCCGACCAACCCTATCCTTGCGAAGCAGGTTTTCGACGCTAACAGGGACCTTATGATCAATGCCCCGAACTACGACACTCTCTCGGCCCATGTTGAGGGCGCCGCCGACAAGGCTTTGGCCGGGCCGATTGCCGATAAATATTTGGGGAACTTGGGCGTGACGAAGACGATCGAAGGTGGAACGACGATGGCGCCAAGGCCCGTGGGACCTCAACAAGTTGCTCAACTGGTGGATGTACTTCACGGGCAAGAAAGCGGCGGAGCCTTAGGGGGAGTTCCTACATCACCGGCTGGGGCTGTTGGCCCAATGCAACAGAAATCGGGGACCTTTCAGCAATACACTAGGCCGGGCGAACACCTGGACATTAACTCTCTTGCGGACCAGAAGATTATTACTGGTCGGATTGTTGAGGATGGGCTTAGAGTGTCTGGTGGTAATCCCGAAGGCGCGGCTGTTGCATACTTTTCTGGCATCGGGAATGTTGCCCCGCCTGGAAGCCCTACGCCGTGGAAGAGAGATGTGGTAGATCCGTCTAATGGGTTGAGTGTCTCTCAATATGTGGGTCAGGTAAGTGCTCGGGCGGCGAAATCGGGCATGTTAATTTCCAAAGCGACGACACTGGATCAGATTGACAAGGATTATGCCGATAATCCGGCCTTGGCCAGTGCTATTAGGGCTCATGTGAATGAGAGGTTTGCCGTGGCGAACCAGGTTCAACAGTCGGCGATGTTGGCGCAAGAGAACTGGAGAAATACGACAGCAGCGGGGTTTGCCTCTGAGGTGGTGAAATCGACTCTGCCGGAGGCTGAGCCGTTGGGGCCAGACTTTTATTCACGGGTGGCTAAGGCTGGCGACCAGGGGTTGAGTGCATCGACGGTGGAAGGATTGTTCAAGTTTGGCCGCTCCGCTAGCCAGGACGCCTTGAGTCAGACAGCGAAGGATTATGGCTCGGGGTTTCTTGATGTGGTGAGGAAGATGAATTTGCCAGCCGATGACCCTGAGCGGATCTCCAACGATAACCAGTTGATTTCATATTTGGGGGAAAATCCCGACTCGCTTCGCCCGACGGGAGTTAGCGAAGCGTCGAAGTTTTTGAAGATGGCCCATGAACAGCCGGGGCAAGCCACGATGATCGAAGGGTTTTTGAAGACGGGCCAAGACAAAATCCTTGGCCAATTGAAGATTCCGGGCATGACCGATCCGGTCAAGGACAAAAAATATTCCGACTGGCTCAATCAGGCGCTGCCCCAATTGTATAAAGGCATTAGCGAAGGGAAGTCGATTGCGGAGTTGACGAAGGATGGAAGCCCGTTGGCCGAGTCGATGAAGGCTTTCGCGCCGACATTGGCCGACAAAATCAATGACAAAAGTAAACCTCCGCCCTCGTTTACGTTTGAGTGGGGAGGGCGAGATTTATCGACGCCGGCCGGGATTCTTGAGACTAGGGGAGCAATTGCTACGGCATATCAGAAGTCTGCTAAAACATCAATGGATTGGGATAAAGCTATGGCCGCGCTAAAAAGTTTGCCTGGTAAACTTCAAACCCCGACGAGTGACAGATGATTGATCAAGCTCAAGGACAAGTCCTGCCGCCGAACGTAGGGTCTGGCTATGAGGATCTTTTGGGGCCGAGGCCGGCGGAACAAGGGGCTCCGGTAGGGGCTCCGGTAGGGGCTCCGGTGGGGGCTCCGGTAGGGGCTCCGGTAGATGGCTATGAGAATTTGCTTGGGCCGAGGCCGGCGGAGCCAAGTACCTTTAGCAAGGTCACGGCGAGCGTGGAGCGGATTGCCAGTGCTATGATAGGGGCCGCAGGTCAGGGATTGTCCGAGGATCAGTTCTCGGGTCCTGTGGTTGAGGCCCTTCGTAAGGCTAAGGTTTTTGGCCCCGACAGTACCCACGGCAACATCGTCCAGGCTTTCAATTCCCAAGTGTTAATGCCGTTGATTTTGGGAGGTGAGACGGTCAGCAGAACGCTGGCAGCCGGGTTAGGAGTTTATCAGAGTGGCGTGGCGACCGCGGGTGAGGAGGTGGGAGCACCGAGATTAGGCCGAGACTTAGCCGCGATGCCAGAGGCGTCTATGGGTATTGCTGAGGTGCCTAACTACATCAGCGAAGCCCGAGAGCTGAAGCTGCTTGGTGGGAAGGGCGAGAAGGTCCTAACTCCCGCCGAGCGAGGAGAGGTCCCGCCGCCTGAGCCGTCGCCTGGGCCGTTGAAGGCCGATACGGTGACGCCGCCGCTGGATGTGCATGGGATGGCGAGGGAGGTTGCGCCTGAGACTTTCAAGGTATTTGATGCCTTGGCAGGGCGCCAAGAGCTTCTGCGCAAGCAATTGGGCGAGATGGAACAGGTCCCTACGCCTGAAGCAGGGGCCTTGCAGACGACTATTGCTAACACGCTGGCCAAGGTCAATGGTGTTGAAGATCGATTGACGAAGCGCCAAGCCGCGACATTGGAGGATGCCAGAAATCAGTTAGAGAACGCCGGCAATCTCACCGTCGATACACCGGCCATGACTGAGATTCGTCAACAAATTCAAGCTAATAATGAAAAAATGGCCGATATGGCTGTTGAGGTAGGCGGAGCTTATAAGACTGCCCGAGAGAGAATAGCGGCCGAACCACCGCCCGAGCCGCCCGCCGCTCAGGTAGTGCCGAAGCAGATCCTATCGACATCGGGACAAATTATTTCCTCGCCTGAGATGGTAAGCGCCATCGCTAAGGACGTTAGCGAGAAGTTGGTGGCGGCTGGAAGGCCGGAGAATGAGGCGGCGCTTGCTGCTCAATTACAGGCTTTGCATTTTGAAACCAGGGCGGCGTTTTTTGACGGGGCTAAGGGCACGGCGGAGGAACTCTACAAGGCTGAGGGAGGAGAAGTTAAAGGCCCTAAGGGAGCGAAGGAGGCTCTGCCGGCCGGTGGCTGGACCCCAGTCAAAGCCGAGGACTTGGAAGTGTTTCAGCGCGGAGGAACGGTCCAAGGAAAGTTTTCGCCCGGAGACTATCAGAAAACCAAAGATACGATTAGGTTGTTTAAGTCGGCCGATGCTTCTACTTTCGTCCATGAGATGAGTCATCAGTGGTTGGAAGAGCTTATGGGCGACGCCAAAGACCCCGCCGCTCCGCAGGAACTTAGGGAAATGGCATCCGCCGCTCGACAGTGGATGGGCGTAAGTGAGGATTTCGATTTTGGGAAGAAAAGCCGGGCTCGGACTGTCGCCCACGAAAAATGGGCGAGAGCTTTTGAGAGGTATTTGTTTGATGGGGAGGCTCCTACGGCGGGGTTGACCAAGGCTTTCGCCCAGTTCCGAGAGTGGCTGGCGGCGATAAAGGGCAAGATTGAGGGGCTGGCACCGATTTCGCCCGAGATCAAAAACATCTTTGACAAATTAATCACGCCGGAACCAAACAGGCAGCCCTTAGGAAGGCGGGAGGCCGTGGCCAAAACCTTGGCAGACATTCATGAGATTGATGCCCGTGAAGCGAAGCCTGGAGAACATGCCGCGGCATTAGCGGATTTGACTGAAGGTGAAATTAGGGACTTGTTGGACAAGTATCCGAATCTAAAGGAGAAATTAATTGGCGAACCAGAACCCGGATCTACAGGAGGCGTGGGCGGAGAACCTCGGGGCGAACCTACAGGACCTGGACCAGGACCAGCTAACGCCGGAGGAAAAGGACCTAGTGCCCCACCTGATGAAGTCGGTCGGGGCGCTGAAGCAACTGAGGGCAAAGGCGAAGGCGGGACCGAAGGCCCAGCAATAAAGGTTAGGGATCCGGCGGAGGGAGTAGAGACTAAGGGGGCGACGGATGCTAAAGGGCGGTTCACTAAAAGTGACTCGAAGTATTTGGGTAAAGCCGGGAACATTCTGCAAGAACCCTTAAATACACCGAATGATGTGTTTCGGATGGCTCAAGATGCGGCGGAAGCGAATGGACAGTTTATGTCTGCGCGTCGGGGAGAGCTGTCGTTGGGTGAGCAGCAGATGCTGGCCGAGGATTTGGGGATCGAGGTTGTGGATGCTTGGAAGGTCGGCCAGGCATTTAACGCGGAGCAGATTTTGTATGTCCGGCAGGCTTTTATTGATGGGGCGACGGTAGCTAGAGATGCGATGGCTAAGGCCGCGGAGACGGCTAATCAGGCGGACATTGCAAGCTTTGCGAAGGCAAGGGCCAGACTTATAATGTTTCAGGAGGTTTTGTCCGGGGTCACGGCCGAAGCGGGAAGGGCCTTGGCGGCGTTTAGGAATATTGAGGGGTTTAAGGATGCGGCCGAGTTGAGCACGTTTTTGAAGGAAACTCAAGGATTGGATCTGTTTCAGCTACAAGAAATGGCCGAGAGGGGTAAGAGCCTTCGGACGACTCAGCAAATATCGAAGTTTACAAAGGACTCGCGTTTGCCGAGTTTTAGGGACAAGATGATTTACTATTATGTCAATGCGTTGATTTCAGGGCCGCTGACTCACGCCCGATATGCCGTGGGGAATATGGTCAATGCTTTGGTGACGCCGCTGGTGGAGATCCCAGTGGCCGCGGGAGTGGCTACGATCCGAGAGGCTTTTGGCGTCGAAACTAAGGACAGGGTTTATTTGGGAGAGGCCGGAGCCCAGTTACACGTCATGTTGGCAGGGTCTACGAATGGGCTTAAGGCCGCGACCGAGGCGTTCCTCACGGGCCAAAGTCCGCTGTTGGCGGGGGAGAGAGTCGGAGCGGGTTATGGCCTTAGTCGCAATCCTATCATTGAGGGTTGGGCACTGGACAAGGCCGCGAAAGAAGGTCTGGAGGGACAGGAGGCGGTAGAGCGAGCTAGGGAGTTAGTGGCAAAGCCCGATTACACGTCTTCTACGGTGATCTTTGGAGAGGCGGTGGGAGTGCCGGGAAGAAGCGTGGCGGCGATACACTCGTTTTTCAAATCATTGAGGTATGAGCAGAATATTGCCGGATTGGCCTATAGGACAGCTACGAGTGAAGGACTTAAGAAGGGAGCAGATTTCGATAGGCGAATTGCCGAGCTGACACAGACGCCTACGGTGGAGCAAATGGCCACCGCAAGCAAGGGCGAGAGTGACGCTGGGATGCCGGCGAACCTATACGAAAACGTCAACGCGGCAACGGCGGATACGTTGAAGGAGCTTTATATGCGAAGGGCCGAGCATAGTTCGGCCTTGGCCAGTTTGGAGAATTTCACCAACAGGAATCTGGTGGCGAAGCTAGTGGTTCCGTTTCTTCATATTGGGGTGGAGATCACGCGAAATGCCGTAGTTGAGAGGACCCCGGTGGGGTTTTTTAACAAGGACGTTAGGGGGAGATTGCTAAGGTCTGGGGCTGATGCCGACATGCAGGTGGCGAAGGTGGTGGTAGGAACGGCGCTGATGGGAGCGACTGCGGGCATGGTTTTGGGAGGGTTGATGACCGGGGATGGACCGGCCGATCCTAAACAACGGGCTGTGTGGTTGTTGAGTCATAAGCCTACCTCGGTTTCTATTGGTAATCTCACGTTTTCGTATCAGGGCGGTGGTCCATATGCTATGTTGATGAGGTTTGCGGCCAATGTGACCGAGACTTCGATGGCTTGGAAGGAGGATGAGGGCAAAACATTGGCGGGGGAATATTTTAGGGATATGACAAAATCGATTTTGGACGAAAATTTTATGAGGGGAGTACATGATTTAATTGATGCCGTTTATGATAATGAGGGCGGGAGGAAGGCCACGGCTTACCTGCGAAGCTTTGCGACCAATTGGTTGCCATATTCCGTGGGGGGAGGACAAGTTGCCAGGGCCATAGATCCATATCAGAGGGAGATTCAGAACCGAGGTTTTGCTAATGGGTATGGGATTTTGGATGCTGTTCAGGCCAAAGTTCCATGGCTGTCCGAAAGGCTCATGCCCCGCCGGGATGTTTACGGGGAGCCAATTAGCGGAGATATTAGCAAATACGTCAATGATCCTACGACTCAAATGCTCAACGAGTTGCAGAGTGGGATCACCCGAATACCAAGGGCGTTGTTGGGGGTTCAGCTAACGCCCGAGCAACATGATGACTATAGTAGGATTGCGGGGAGATATACGAAAGAACTTTTAGACGATCTCGCTACAAATGGCGAAGTGAGTGAAATGAGTTCGGCCGACAAGATGGAGGTCATTGATAAAACGATTGCAGGAGCTCGGAAGGGTGCTCAGGTGGCGCTATATGAGTTGCATCCCGAGATTTTGGAAGAGGCGACGGAGGAGGCGGCGAAGGATGTTAGGAGGCATAGGAGGAGATGAGGAAGGCCCTTCCTTTGGGGGGAGTTTCCCCAAAATCCTCGGGGATTATACACCTCGGTTTCGGACTGTCAAGGTCCATCTCGCTACGCTCGATGGACCTTGACAGTCCGAGACCTTCGGTGTATATCCCCTCGGCATTTTGGGTCACTCCCCCTGCGGGGGGCCTTGGGCATGACATTTGGGAAAGGGGCCAATGATGGCTTCCAGCGCCGATAGAATCATTACCACCGTGACGATGTTGTGTGAAGCGGCGCCGGGCGACGGTGATGCCCAGGCGTGGGTGATCTGGGCCATTCGCAATCGGGCCGCCAGCGGGCGGTTTGAGAAGACGATGGCCGGGGTTTGTCTTCAGAGGATGCAGTTTAGCGAGTGGAATGCCGACCGCCAGGACAATGCCAATTTGGAGAGGGTGGCCAATATGGCCGAGGACGACCCTCAATGGCAAGCGGGGTTGGCCTTGTATGATGAGGTTGTGGGCCAGGACCCGAGCGCGGACCCGACTTCGGGGGCGACACATTTTTATGCCGATTCGATTTCGGCGCCAGCTTGGGCGGCGCCGCCTGCCGTGTTGGTGGGGCAACAAGGGAGGGTAAGGTTTTACGCCAATGTTAGTTGAAGGAGGCCGAAAATCATGAAAATAGAGGAAAACTTGATAACGCTGTGCTTCGGGACTATGGTGGTGGTGAGCTTTTTCGGGATTGTGGGGATTCTGGCTTACCATACGGTGCCCGCCGAAAACAAGGACATTCTCCTGGGGGCTACGGGAGTTGTCTTTGCCGCCTTTAATAGCTTGGCTCAGAAGATTTTGGGAATTATCAAGACCCCCGCGTTGGGGACCGACCTCACGCCAGGGACGCCAGGCCCTTTGGTACAACCGCAGGAGAAAAAGCCATGACCGACGCCAGTCCTAAGATTGAGACTTTTACCGAGGCCGCCAAGGCCAAAATCGTGAGGTTGACGGCAGATATTGCCGACATTGAGGCCAACCTTTCGGCGTTGGCCGCCCAAATGGCCGCCCTTAGGGAGGCGGGAGATATAGCGAAGGCATCCTTGGCTACGCACTCCGCGGCGTTAGCGGCATTGGATGGGATTATGCCGGAGTTGAAGGTGGCGCTAAATGCTTTGGTGGAGGGGAAATCATGAGAAGGATGTGGGTGAGGGCCTTGGCTGGGGCCTTGACTGTGGGTTTGGCCGGGTGTGCCTTGGGGGCGAGGGATATGGGTTACGCCGGGAGAAATCCAGGGGTGGTATCGTGCGGGGGTAAGGCCGTGATTACGATCCAGGGGAGCTTGGCGGTGGGCTCGGGGATTACGGGAGGTGGGACCGACAATGGGACCATTTCTTTTGATTGCGGGAATGGCGCTTGGATTAAGCAGGGGCTGCCCACGGCCGATACCGCGGTCCAAGCCTCGGCGCCGGTGGGGGCGAAGCCATGATGGGGGCGCCTGACTTTGGGCGGTTGGTGGCGGACTATGAGCAGTGCAACGCGGCGTATGTTGTGGGTGAGAGTCAGGCCCGAAGGGCTTTCGAGGATTTGGGGTGGGAGGTTTTCGGGTGGTATAGCGATGACGATGCTCAGGCGGTGTTGGTGTGGACAAATACCGCCCGTAGCGAAGCCGATTTGGTGTTTTCGGGGACTAGGATTTCTGAAGGCTCTTGGGAGGACCATTTGGGAGATTTGTTCCGGGATATTGATTGTAGCCCGTTGGGGTTGGGCGGGGGAATTGAGGTCGCTGCCGCGCCGTTCCAAGGGGCTCGGCAAGTCTATCAGTGGGCGATGGGGTTAGTGCCCTTGGGCACGCCGATCAATGTCAAGGGGCATAGTCTTGGGGGATGGCAGGCAACTTACGCGCCGCTTTATGTGGGTGATGGGAGGATTAAAAGGATCGTGGCCTTTGACTCGCCCAAGCAGGGCAATGATAAGTTTTGGAGCTATTTCGCCGAGGTTTTTGGCTTGGTGTTTACGTCGATGGTTAATGGGAAAGACCCGTGGTTCGCCTGGCCTCCGATTGGGGCATTGAACCACGGGCAGGTTAAGAATCTTTGGACCCATGATGGGACTTGGGATTGGGTCACTGAGGCCGAATGGCCTGGCGGAGACATTTTAAGAATGTCTGATCATGGGCCGGGTTCGGGGATAGAGGCGCTGGAGGCGCTGGTTTCTTCGGCCTTGTGATATTCTTCTACTAACCAAGTTAGGGCTTCACCTAGAATGGTTGCCGGCCGAGTGGCTTGGGGGTAGGTTGGGGCTTTGGACATGGACTTGGCCAAAACTCGGGGATTGATTCCGTGCTGGAGGGCGATGCTGATGATGACGGCTGCGTCCTCTAGCAAAAAGGCTAGTGAGGAGCCGGGTTTGTCTGAGGACAGAAACAGCTCACAGGGGAAACCGGAATCACCATAGACGTTGATGGTGGCCTCGGCAATGTGGCCGTCGATATCGAAGGTACGGGTTTCCCCGGGCCGGCGGTTGGAGGGGATGTGACGATATGGCATGGTGGGAGGTCCTTTAAGGGGGTACGAACAACTCTGTTGTAGGTATGTCTCTAACATTTCCACGGTAAGCAAGCACATCCCTAGGAAAATTCCGTAGAGTTCAAAGGGCCTGATCGCTACGGCGATGTCCCAGAGGTTTTTCATACCGAAATCTTGGGTGGGAGGGGGATGTCGGTGGCGTGTGGACGCCAAAGGTGAAGACAGTAGGGATGATTGTTGATGTGATCGGCCGGAGGCAAATGGAGTTGTATAGCGACTTCGTCGGGCTTGAAAAACATCCGCTTGATAAATTCCATTTCGTCCCACGTCGGACATCGGTCAGGTAGGCTTACGCTAATGTGGTCCCAACCCATGCCTGAGGAGGCAATGATCCTAAGAACACGGCCTTGGCCACGCGGCCATCGCACCTGGAACGCGCCACAGGTTTCGTCACCGATGCCGCCATAGAACTTCTTGATGGCGGGGGAGGTATCACGGAAGCTATCTAGTTCGCGGAGGTTTCTCATTTTAGTCTCCTAATTTTGTTAGTGGTTGGGGGATGTAGGTTCCGGGGTATTTGCCTTGTTTGATGGAGCCGGTTTTCTCCGCGATCTCGATGATCCGGGAGATTTTTTCGCTAGGGACCCGTTCTTTTAGGTAGTTGTAGAGGACGGCCTCGGGCAAATCCTCGCGTTGGCCGCGGGTGTTGGCGGACCATCTGGAATAGAGATAAAAATGCAGGTCGGAGATGATTTGGTTATCGGATTTTAGGGACATCGCGTGGAAAACGTCGGGCATGAACTTTTCTGCTGTGAGGAGCCAGTCTTGGGCTCGCTCGAAATCCTCGATGTCGATTATGAAGTCTTGGGTTCGGCTGAGGGCCGAGATCATGGATAGTTTGAGGGCGTGGAGGGCACGCCGCCCAAGGTAGTGGTTGAGCTTGTTGTGGGTGGGGGTTGGCGGACAGTTTCTCATGTGCCATGCGTTGATTTGGGTTTTGGCGCGGGCAGTCCATTTCATTTCGCCCTTGAGTTTGTGGATTTGGTTGAGGAGGGGCGAAAGGCTCCGGGCCTCGGCCTTACCGTCGATACTGAAGAGGTCTTTCTTTGGGGCTTCGTTGCAGTAAATCAAGAGTAGCCTGGAGGTAAAGCCCATGCCCCAGGCGGTCTCAGGCATAAATGAGGCTAGGTAGTCGGGTTGGGTTCCAGCTAACATAACAATGTGGGGTTTGATGACTTCGGTGTTGCCTGCGGTCCGGCGTTCTTCGCGGTACATGAGCGGAGAGTCAAAGACATTGTTGAAGAACGAAAGGAAGCCTAAGTCGTAGGCCATAAAAAAGACCCCGAACTCCGAACTTGTGATATTGAGGGCACTGAAGGTCAGGATACTGTTTTCGAACATTTCGGTTCTTAGGGCTGCGGCCATGGCATCGACTAAGGCTGGTAGGGTCAGGTTGTCGCCGGCGAGCTTTAGGGTCGGAATCCGCGCCCAGTAGTCTCGGATACGGGAGATCGAGTTCGTTTTACCCGAGGCGGGTGGACCGACTAGGATGGTGAATAGGTGGGGGAATATAGGACCGGCTGATCCAGCGGTCCAGACCTTGCGTTCGAGAGCGCCTGACACGGCCGTAATCGCCGACCAGAGACGGTAGATTTTGGGTGATGGGATGGAGTCACTTTCCGCCACAAAGCTATCGATAAAATCCATTTTATGCCTTTGATTCCCGGTCTTTGTATATGCCTTTTCCTCTCATAATTCTATTTTCTTTAAGCCATTTGGGTTCGTGCCGGTTTTATATTTCCCCCAGTTACGCCCGACCGAGATTGCGCCCGGGACGACGAAATTCCGACCTCGGAAGTGCTGGTGGACTTCGACTAGCTTTAAAGCCTTCTTGGCTACGACTGACTCGGGGATGGACTCTGAGACTTGGAAATAGACGGCATCATGAAGTTGGGCGAGGAGTTGGGCCTCAGGGAAATGGCGCCATAGCCGCCACATTCCGAGGTTTAGTCGCTGGGCGGTGGCGGATTGGGGGCCGTGGGCTACAGCGGCTCGGAGGGTCTCATCATCGTTGGGGTGGCTGAAGAAGTCGCGGGTGACGCCGAAGACGTTGGTGAGGCGGTGGTGGGTTTGGAGTTCCGAGGCGACCCATTGCTGCCAGCGGGGGATGGCTGGGACGCCTTCGAAGTAGTTGGCTTGGAAAGCTGTGCAAAGGTTGAGGGGAATTTTGGTGTGGACGGCCATCGTTCTAGGTTGTCCTAAATAATTCGAGTTGCCTGTGATAGAAATTTTCTCTTTGCGGCGAATATAAAATGCGCTACTAGAAACGGTTGGGCAAAGAACGCGAACAGAATTTGCCTGTTCCTTCGTACATTGCATTGAGACCATGCTGGCGAATAGTCTATTGTTTATTTGTAGCTTGTACATGACAGTACCGAAGCCCGACATTTGCTCTTTTTGTATATTGCCCCCTTTACCTAAAATCCGATTGCAGGTGCGTATCCAGTCTAAATGATCACGGTCCTTTGAAGCCAAACTCGTACTTGTTTTACCAAAATGGCCGTCCCAATGGGGCAATTCGTCTAAATAAGCTTCCAAGGCTTCCTTACTCCAATTTAGCAAATATGGCCCCGCTGCCTTGTGCCAGTTATGCGCTGCGGCACAATTTACTATAACTTTATCGCCTGATATTCTGCAATCGAGGTTGGCGTTTTCGCAGAGTTTAACCAATCGTTCAAATTTTCTTGGTTTGTGAAAGTGGAATCTTACTTGATTGCTGCCGTGCTCAATATATCCATCGCATTGGTATGCAGCAATCATACGAGTTATAGCAGGCGTGATACTATTGTCGCCACCGACATATCCCCAGCCGCTTGGGATACGAGCACTGTTAGGCACCTCGCCAACTTTGCGCACGTGTAGATTATCAGGCGCGTCTACGGTGTAATATATTCTATGATCTGTTGTCATACGCGCCGATATGCTTTGCCCTTCCCAAATGTGCAGCGTTCCTGTGTAGTCAAAATCTGTCCAATTGGATACTTCGACAAACTTTGATTCTTTGCCGTCAAACTGCATTATTGTACTAGGCTTTTCGCTGATAGGCACCCAACCTAAAGGGGTTAAAACTTCATGATCCTCGGTTAAGCAGCCGTGGCCAAGGACTTTGGTGGCATCGCGATAGGAATGTTCACGGTAGAAGTTTTGATCGGCTATTTGGCGATCCCTAAGCTGATTGCCTGTCCACGGAAATTCGGGCCAGACTATTTGGCAGACGGCGGTATGAAGGTCCGAGCTTTCGCAAAGATCGAGGTAAGTCCAGTCGTCAAATAATAGGCCGCACATCAGGCCGACCTCTCGACTTTCGGCCTGTTCGAGGTCGATGCCATAGAGTTTGAAGCCTTCGTCCGAAATGAAGATGTGGCGGAGCGCTTCCTCGATATTTTGGAGATTGCGGCCTGTGCCCAGGATGGACTTGGAGGAGCTGAAGCGGGTGGTGTCTGTACCGGCGATTTGGTAGGTCGTCCGCATACGCCAGTCGTCATCGACTTCGGATTCGAGGACTTCGAGTTGGCCGGCGGCATCGCGGTATTCGAGGATGGCGTTGACGATGGGCCGAGCGAGGAAATAGACTTCGAGCTTTTCTAGGGTGTCGCGGTCCATAGGCGTTTTGCTTTCGCCTTTGTGCCACTTGAGGATCGGAGGGATTCCTAGAGTGTTGTAGAAAAACTTGATGAGTTGTGTCGTGGAGTCGGGGTTCAGGAGTTTGGGTTTGGGATAGTGAAGGTCCTTGGGGACGGGCGGTTTGTAGTCCCAAACGGCCTCGGCGAGAGTATCGATGTAGTTGCTGAGATGGGCCAGGCGTTGACGGAGAAGGTAGATGCCTTTTTCCCGAGCTGTGGGATCGACTTTGAAGCCACGGGTCATCATTTCGAGGACGGGGGCTTGAAGGGCGATCTCAAAGGCATACAACGGGCCGGCCTGAGAGGCTTGGGGCCGGAGGTTCTGCCAAACTTCGTAGGTTATTGCGCAGTCATAGGCATTGTAGATTTGAACGTCGGAATTGTCGGGCGCCAGGGTGTGAGCGGCGATTAGGGGCAACGGATGACCTCCACAGTAAAAGCCGACAGCGGGCGATTGGGTTTGCCATCGGCGCGTATGGGGTTGTTGGGGCAGATTTGCTGCCAGCACGCAAAGGCAGCGTCTATAGAGGAAAAGCTCATTGCCGCGGCGGGGTCTTGGGTAGTTTCTAGCTTCATGATGAGAAGGCCGTTTGGCGGGGCGTCGTAGTTCCATGTGGGATCGTAGGCCGCGAGATAGCGGCCATCGTAAGAGGTTGACGGGCCGCCATAGGCAAGGCAAAGGAGTTTGATGTAGTAAAGGGGGGTGGAGGCGGGTGTGGGGTCTTGGGTCATGGTTTCATTCGTCCTTTTTGAGATTGGCTTCGCCGTGGCCGTAGGCTTGTTTCCAACTAGGAGCGTCGGCATAGGTAGCTCCTAAAAAGCCTAAGCCTTTGGGCATTTCCGCGTAGATGGAGTGGTGGAGTAGCATCGAGTCCTCGGTACAATGGCGGGGTCGGAGGCCGTAGGACCAGAGGAACGGAATGTCAAAGATGCCGTTTTGGAAGATTTTGGGGATGGGTTTGGCGAGAGCTTTTTGGATTAGGTGTAGGGCCTTGACTTCCTCAGCTTCCGTAGCCCAGTAGTTGAGGTCGGGGGAATGGCGGGTCATGAACGGAATACAGATGGCGTTCGTTTTGTTTCGGGCAAAACCGATCATGGAGATTTGGCGGTTGAGGATGGCGTGCATTTGGGGCGAGAAAGTTTTGAGTTCGAGCTTGGTGTAGATGGCTCGGCCCGTTTCGATATCGACGGCGTAGTGGGTGGCGGGGACCTCGAACCAGCGGGCGATTTCGGCTAGGGTGGGGCTGACCAAAAACCAGCGCTTGGTCCGGGAGATGTCTGGGGTCTCCATTTCCCTGGCGGCCTTTGTGAGGTCGCCTATGATAATGGGGCGGTTGGCCCAGGAGGAAGCGCCTTTGAATAGTGAGGCCGGGTGAAAGGTGGCGAGGGTCTTGATTTGGAGGTCCGGGCATAGGGAGGTTGTCCCGCGGAGGTTGCTGATGCCAGTACGACGGAGGACGGCCCACAGGGCAGCATTGCCGAGGCAAATGAGGAGGTTGGGGCGGAGGTCCGAGATTAAGTGCCAGAGCTTTTCAACGTGATGGGCATACTCGGGGCGGAGATATTTGCCTCGGAGGTAAGGGGGATAGGTGGTGAGGCCGAGGGTTTTGGTGGTGAAAAAGGCGTCGAGGTTGTTGTCCGGAGGGCGGAGGTTGAAGACGTTGGTGGCGACGATGCCGAAGTCTGTCTTGGCCATTCGCCAAAATTCGATCATTTGGGACTCGGTGGCGTGCTCTGGAGGGCCTTCGGGGATCATGCCCGCCGCTTTCATCATGACGGCGAGTTCACGCCCGGTGGGGCCGACCAAGTGGTGTTGGTAGCGTTCTTCGCGGTCGCCATAGGCTTCGGCAACGATGAGGGCCTTGATTGTCATTTTTTGGCTTTTCTCTATCTTCCGGCTATACGGAGGATTCGGGCAGTGACCATGGCGGCGTTGGCTTGGGCGACGTACTCGGGGTCGAGTTCTAGGCCGAGGACACTCTTGGCTCCGAGGTCTTCGGCGGCTTTGAGGGCTGAACCCGAGCCGCAGGTGGGGTCCAGCATTGTGGTGTGAACATCGACGAACATTGAAAAGAAAAAGCGGAGCATGGGCTCGGGCTTTTGGCTTGGGTGGACCTTAGAGTGGACGGGCGGGGCAGCATAGCTGGAGGCGCCGGGTTTGACGAAGGGCCGATTACCCTTCACGCAAAGCAGCGCGGTGTCGTAAGTACGCCGAGGATGGCTAACGGAGTTACCGGGCATTACGCCTCCGATGGTTTTGTGCCAGATCAGGGGGTGCGGATGGACTACGAGACCTGAGGCGGTAAGCTTTTGGAAAGTTTCCGTGTAAAATTTCATGTCGAACCAGAACATTAGGTGGGCCGAGTGGGAGATTAGGCGATCGAGGTTGCGGCAGAGGGCGTGAAGAAGATTTAGGTAGACCTCGGGAGTATTGTCATAGAACTCGGTAACAGTATATGTCCCGCTGCTGTCGTCACCTTTGTAAGTCCCGTAGGGAAAATCTACGTGAATGAAGTTGAACTTTGGGCCGGTGTAGGCATCGGCCCATGGGATGAAATCGGCTTGAGTTATTGCGGGTGGAGGCGGGGGTGGTGGAGGCGGCGGGGATGGTGGAGGAATGGGGCCGGAGGCGGGGCCTGGGCTTGGGGTTGGCGAGGGTGATGGTGGGGGTGAAGCCTGAAATATTGCGGTGCCTTGGTTAAGGATGTTGCTGACGATACCCTCCGCCATGCGATCGGCTAGGCGAAGGAGTATGTTGTGAGCGTTTTCAACTCCGGTGGCCTGGGCGATTTTTTCCGAGTCGAGGGACTGGTAGACTTGGAGGATCATGCGGACGTACTCGTAGGAGAAGTGGACTTCAGAGGCCGTCTGAGCTAGGCTCCATTGGGGGTCACGTTGGAGGAAAATGGTGTGGATTTGGCCGATGGCTCGGACAAAATCCCTCCAGGGGAGGTCGAGGCGCTTGAGGTTTTCCTCCATTTCCGTGATTTGGGCGTCCTCGGGGGAGAGGTCCTGAAAGCGGCGGATGGGGACTAGGGCCAAGCCCAATTCTAAGGCCGCTGTGAGGCGCCGTTCCCCGGCGACTAAGACCAGCTCACCGTCGATGTCATTGACGATGATGGGGGAAATGATGCGTTTGGAGATGGACTTTTTGAAGTCTGCATCCAACGGAATCATCCGCCGCTGGCGTTTGTCACGGCGGATGGTGATGAGCTTTGGGTCGATGAGATCGTCGAGCGAGGTCATGGAAAGGGTCCTCTTAGTTGGGTTTGAGAATGTCCGTGGGAGTTGTGTCTTCGTCGTTTTCAAGCCCTTCCAGAATTTGTTTGAGGACGGAGGCGACTGACTCGACTTCTAGGGTCGCTCTCAGTTGGACTAGGGATTGGGCCTGAACGATTAGAATGAAATTGATGTCGGAGTAAGGGATTGAGCCGAGATCATTTTCGAAGGTTTTGGTTAGCCAAGTGACAAGAGTCCGTAGCATTTGGACGACCTTTTCTTCGTGGGTCGAGGGCTCGGTCATTCGGGCTCCCCTAAGTTGTGGTGATGTGAGAACTCGATTAAAAAGGCTTGCAGTTCGTCGTTAATGTTGCTCATGCGGGTGAGGTCGGCCTCTGTGACTTCCTCGCCTGTGCTCAAAAAGACTATTATGGAGTTGAAGACGTGGTAGGCGCCCGCGAAAAACGCATTTCGCATTTCTTCGAGCTGGATGGCGGGGGCATCGGGCGGGATGGCTAAGTGTTTGAGGCCGAGCCAACCAGCTTCGATGATCTTGCTTTCGTCGGCAAGGGCTCTGGTGGTGGCGGTGATAAGGGTTTTGGAGGGACGAGGGGGTTTGGTCATTTGAGGGTCTCCTGCGGGGGAGGAACAGCCAAGGCTGCCCCTCCCCTTTTGGTTAGGCGGTGGCTACTACCGTCGTCACGTCATTGAAGTCCATTTCACCATCGTCCGAGAACCTGAGGGTCACGCCGATTTGGACTTCGACGCCTTTGACTTCGGGGATGCGTTCGTCGAAGCTCCGACCTTCCTGAGGGCCGAGTACGTCGTCGAGGAACTTGTTTAGGCGCCAAAGGGCTTTCGGCGTGATGTAGAACTCCTTGCGAAGTTCTTTTTCTGTGAGATCGACGTTGGCTAAGGCTTCTTCGTCCACGTCCGACGTGGCTTCACGGGGAGAGAATAAAAACCTTACTAAGGGAGTTGCCTTTTTGGAGCTTTTGTCGAACTGGTGGGTTTTGATGGTGGCAATGTAGTGGCCCGCGGGCATGGAGGGTGGACGTTGAAAACTGTCCGAAGGTTGAGATAGGAGTTCGCGGTAGTTAACGACTTGTTCTGTTGGCATGGTAAAGGTCCTTAGTTAGGCCACAAAGAAAACACAAGCCGAGGCAAAAGCGAAGAGTTGGGCGAAGGCGAGGGCTTAGTCCGCTCCGCTTGGGGCTTCGCTAGTGCTAGGCTTGGGCTTTAGCCCGGCTGTGGCGATGCCGGGTTTGGTGATGGAGGAAACGAAATCGGAGGGCAGAGATTCGCCTCGGAGAGCGGCGAAAATTGAGGCTAGGCCCGAGGTTTGGGGGTATTCACGTTCGAGCCACGTAGAGTTTTTGGTGGCGATGCCTTCCAAGGGCACGGTGGAAATGACCCGCTTGACCGTGGTGCCTGAGCCGCTTTGGCGGATGTTGTAGACATCATTGAAATGCTTGCCTAGCTTTTGAGATAGCTGTTGGCCGATGGCTTCGGGGAAGCCTTCCCAATTCATGACGATGTTGGAGAAGGAGGGTTGGCCCGGGCCTTGGCCTTGGCCTTGGCCTTGGCCTTGGCCTTGACTGTCGTCGTAGGTTTTGTTCCGGGTACGGTTTTCGTCGATCCAGATTATGTGGGAATTGACGATGACGTTGCAGCGGAGGTTATCATCGGCCAAAAGTTCCAAAAGGCGGCTGAGTTGGTTCTGGGCGCCGTTGATGTCTTGCATGTGGCTGAAGCCTTGTTCGCGGACGCCGAGGCGGGAGTTGAGGGATTGGCTAAAGTAGTAGGTCATTTTGGCCATGGTAGAGAGAGTGTCAAAATCCAAAATGACATCGCTGCCCCAATCACCGATGCCGCCAAGTTCCTTTCCATCGACTTTCCATTTGTTGAGGAGTTCACCGATTCGAAGCCAGGCGTTAGCGTTTTTGGGGGCTAGGATGTTTTCCGTGGTTTCGGTATCGCCGACTTTGATGCGGACGGTGCGGATGCCCATAGGGATGGAGATGGGGGCGATGGAGACCGAGGTCTCGTAGGTCAGGCCATTGGCCGCCATGATCTTGGCATAGGGGTAGTGAGGGTCGGTCAACAGGCTCCGAAGGATGTTGGCGCCTTTGTCAGTGTCGATCATGCGGAGTTTGTATCCCGCGGCAACAAGGGAGGCGACGGCGCCGGTTTTGCCATGGCCTTGCTTGCCGATGAGGAGGACCTTGGCGGGGTTTTTGGTGGGGTCAATTAAAGCCATAAGGAAAGTCCTTTGTAAATGCCGTAGCAGAGTTCCCAGAACCAAAGGGCAAAGACTACGATGAGCCAAATGGTGCAGATGTACCAAAGGACCCTCAGCCATCGGATGTCTTCGGTTTTGATTTGGTGGATGGCATAGGTGAGGGCGAAGGCCGTGGCTATTGCCATAGCAAGGGTAAAGACCAAGGTTTGGAAATAGGCCATTTAAGTTTCTCCCCGAGGAATTAGGGGGTCCCACGGACTAACGTCGTAGGCTTTGTAAAGGGCGGGGCGGGCTGAAGGGCTAACGCCGCAAAGGGTGCGATAAGGACAGCCGCCGGCGTAGCCGGAGGTTTGGCTGGTGTCTTTGGTGTCGAGAACCCGCTCGAAGTTGCCACAGGCTCGGTCGTTTTGGGGCCAATGGTTGATCTTGGCACAGTGTTCGGCGTAGGAGAGCCAGAACTCCAAGTCCGCCATCCACTCGCTGAGTTGGGCTTGGGTGCGGGTGACGGGAAAGCGCCAGAAACGGCTAAAGCCGACGCCGATTTGGGCGGCGTCGATGAGGAATCCGGCGATGGGCTCACCGAAGATTAAGGACCCGGCTACGGAATAGAGGGAGATTTGGTTGTCGGGGGAGTAGTGGGTGGCGTAGTCGCTGTTGAGGGCTGATCGGGTGGTCTTGCGATCAAGGCCCCACGGGCGGTCCATGAAGTTGACCATGCGGTCCATGTGGCCGGAGATGAGGTAGGGTTGGCCGTCGGAGGAGTTGAGACCCGACTCAAAGCGGAAGCTGAGTTCGACGGCGGCCCGACCATTGGCTAGGATGATGGTGGAGGCGGGATCGTCGGAGAAGTTTTCCAGATACCACAGGATTGAGCGGACCAAGGTTTCGCGGGTTTTGGTGGGAATGTCCGAGGTCCATGGACGCCCAAGGGCAGAGTCCCAGGTTTTTTCTAGCGTGTGGCGGAGGGCAATGATCACGGCGGCGGAGTGGGTTGAGCCCTGAGCTTTGGCATTGTCATAGGTTTCGAGGGCCGAGTGGTAGATTAGGCCGAAGGTTAGGTGGGCGCTGACATCGCGGGGAGTTAGGCCCATGACGATGCGGTAGAAGTAGCGCCTAGCGCAGGTCTTGAACTCGCCGAGAGAGGTCGAGTCCCATGCGAGTTGGTGGCGGGAGTTGATGGGCGACCAGGTGCCGGTGGGTTGGGTGATGCCTATTTCGATGGCCATTAGAATAGGTCTCCGGTTTTGGCGGCGTCCAGGAGTTGAGAGAGTTCGAGAGCTTCCGCGACGCTCTTGGCGGTCTTGCGTTGGCGAGGAGGTTCCGAGGACTTTCGGGCTTCCTCTTGGAGGAACTGAGTGCGTTTGGAGCGGTAATATCGGGCCATGGCTTGAAGTTCAGAGTCGAGGGTATCCGAGGGGCTTTTGTTAAAGAGGTCCGCCAGGCGTTCGTCGGTGAGAATGTCGAGAGATGCCTGGTCGGCTTCGAGGAGGGGAGACGGGGCAGCGCTTAGGGCGTCGGCGAAAAGATCCGAGGCCGGCGGGGAGTCTGGTGGAGAGGGCTTAGAGGTCATGACCGGGGCCTTAGGCAAATGAGGATTTCTTCGAGGATGATGTCGATGCGATGGATGTCGGCGATTAGCCCGCTGCCGACATCTATCAAGATGCTGGCGGTGAGTTTCTCACTGGCCGAGAAGTCTTTGTTGTTCAAGGTGGCCTTTTGGAGTAGGACTGTGGCTCGGTGGAGGTTGGTGATGAAGTCATCCATGGGGAAGCTCCGGGATTAAGGTTGAGGGGCTTGAAGGGCCTTCGGGCGACCGTTCGATTACGTCGATTTGGCGGATGACCTCGGCGTTGAGGGCAATGACGTGGGATCGGATGATGGTTCGAATGGCCTTGTTAATGCCGATGGTGGCGCCGTAGGTCCGTTTGAGTTGGATGAGATCGCGCTGAAAAAGGCGGACCTTGACAAATTCTAGTGGCTCATCAGAGATTTTAGGCATTAGGGAAGGTCCTTGAGGTTAAGGGCGGGAGATTTTTAAAGACCTTCGTCCCGCCGGCGGTCGTTTTCATAATCGGCGTAGTCCCAAAGGGATTCGTCGGCCAAGGCGAGAGCTTCGTCTTCGTCTAGGCCGTCGTCCATGGCCTTTTCGTAGACGCGGGTCCAGAGGGCGTTGAGGTTAAGGGTCATAAGCTGCCTCCCAAAGAAGGAGAGTAGTAAGGTTTGAGATTGGCCTTAGAAACTAAGTACCACTTTTTAGGGCGGTCGGCGCCGTCGAGAAAGCGTTCATATTCGGCTTGGCAGTAGGCGATGCCAGCGGCGGTGAAGGCGCCGTTATCGACTAAGCACACGGGGAGATGTATGCTGTTGGCGAAGTCAAAGGACGAGGGAAGTTCTTCGGGGCGGAGGCGAAAGCCGTGGTCGTAGAGAAATTCCTCTTTGGTTTGATCGGGGGGATTGATGTAAAAGCCCATGATTTTATTCCTTCTCTCCGAGAATATTGAGTAGACCTATGATGTTGGATTTGGTGTTGGCTAGGATGTTGTAGATGATATCGCGGGGGTGGAGAGGCGGTGCCTGCCCGTTGGGGTGGTGTGACCCAAAATGCCGAGGGGTTATACACTCTCGGACATGAGAGGTCAAGGTCTTTAAGGGCAACCGAGCTTGCGAGGTTGCCCTTAAAGACCTTGACGGAGCAATGTCCGAGAGTGTATAATCCCCGAGGATTTTGGGAAGACACCACCCCCAGGGGCAAGGCACGGGCGTGAGGACGGAGGAAGTTATTTCGGGGGAGTGGTCCATACAGTTTTTCCTTTGGTGGCGTCGAAGGCTTTAAGGGATTTGAGAAGGTCGTTGAAATCGGGATTGTTGTAGTAAATGCTCCAGACATTAGCTGCGGCGGCGAAGAAGCCATGGCAGGAATACCAATTGACTAAAAAGCCCATGGCGGAGGAGGCAGAGCGATTACGGAGGGAGTTGATTGTGGCGCTCATGATTGTGGTGAAGCCTCTTCTTTTGCCTCTTCCTCTGTCCGTAGGAGCCAAAGCTCCGAGGTTGGGTTAGTGGGCGAGATGTAGATTTTGAGGCTCATTAACAAAGGGTCTCCAATTTCACGGCGGAAGCGATAGAAAATGGCTTTCGCTTTGACGGGGTCTGAGGTGGTAACAACTAAACCAATTTTGCAATCGAGGGCCTTGTACAGAAGGCGGGCGGCCAGAAGTTTCAAAGGGGTTGAGTGAGACATTAAACGGCACGCTTGGCCGCGTTGGCCGCGGGAATAAGGACAATGACGTTGGTGGCGGCCTGAGCTTCGTCGAGGGTCCGAGCTTTACTTAGCCGTTCTCTTTCTTCTTGCATTAGTTTTCGGCTTTCTTTATCGCACCAACTATTGACGGCAGATCGCGCGGTTCCATATCCTTGGTGGCCTTTGACGTGGCGGAAGATTAATTTTGGGCGGTTAGCCTCAAATTGGGCGAAGAAGGTGGAGAGGGTTTCACGGGCCTTTTTATAGGTCTTGAGGATTTGACATTCATAAAATTTGGGGCCTAGAGCGTGTTCGACGGTCATGCAATCGAATTGGAGGAGGATGGCACTCGGGCGATGACCAGCCTTTAGGGCCTCACTCATGATTTTGATGATGCCGTTGACGGCGCCATAGACTTCGGCGATGGCAGACTCGTGCATTTTGGTGGTAAAGAGGGCGCTGTGCCTAAAGGTCTGGCCGTTGATCTTGCCCCAAGCCGCCCAGGCGGCGACGCCGAGCTTTGGATCATAAGAAATGTCCGTGAAGATGGTTATGAGCATTTTATTGGGTCTCGCGCAATTTGCGGATAGCCTCTTCCCCGATCCGATAGCGGGTTTCGATCCGGGTGAGGGCCTGCTTGCGAAGCTCGGGGGAATTTTGGGCTAGGGTCCGAGCGTGGTTGTCTAGGTTGGGGAAGATGGTGATGCCATCTGCCGCCAGTTGTTGAATGATGAGGTCTTTAGCAATGATCATCGCCTCTTCCGTAAGGGGGTCGTCATCATCGTTGGGGGTCCAGGAAAACTCAAAGCTATGGGCCATTGAGAGGGCCTCGGACAGGAGGTTGTTGGGGGTGATTTCGCCCCGCGAGAGGCGCCACCGAATTTGAGCGCCGAGACGCTTGATGAACTCGTGCTGGAGGACGGCGGCCGAGTCGTCATCTAGGATGTCGCCTGGAGAAAAGCGCGAAGGAAGGTCAATGGCGATGTTGGCTATGAACATGATCATGGAGTTAAGACCTTTGGTTGGGCGTCGAGGGAAATGATCTCGGCCTGGACTTGCTGGACTTGGATACAATGGGTTTGACGGGCCGAAAGCCAATAGGTTCCCTTGAGGTCGATGGGGCTTCGGGTTATGGCCGGGGTGGCTGCGCCGCGGGATAGGAAGCCGAGCATTACCTGAGACCAAGAAAGAAATTGGTCGATGGTAAAGCCGTCGTAAGGGAGCTTCTCGGCTAAGATGGCTAAGGCAGCTTCGCTAAGGTTCCCTGCTTTGAGGATGACCTCGACGGCGTGGGAG